CCCTGGATCTGATTTCAGGCGTTGGGTGTGGATCACTATTGCACCGTTCGTGACAGTTTGAAGAGCAAAAACGCCTGGTGTCTCTGTTGACGGATGCTCATCGCCGAGGTGCAAAGGTTCTCATTACTAACAGTGGCGCGCCAAACATCAGAGAACTTTATCAGGACAGTGGCTTCAGAGTGGAACCTCTTTTTGCCAGACGTTCTGTGTCTTGTAAGGGAGACACTCGTGGTGTTGCTCATGACGTTATAGCAATATTGCTCTAATAAATTTATTAGTGTAATATCGCCTCAATGAATCGTGATTTATAGAGCGATTTAGCTGTTAGCCGCGACAGGCGCGGCGGCAAGTATGGCGGGGTAGTGACTCCTTCCCCCTCATGACGCCGAGTTGCCAGGTTGACCATACGCCTAAGTGGCAACACCGAAGTGCGTTACGAGCTTCCAGTTTGCCCATCTTCGGGTGGGCGTTTTTTTCAGGGTTTTCGTCATGGTTAGCGACTTTGCGGCGGTTTAGAAACTGACCATTAAAGTAAATGCAAACGATGATCTGATGATGGTAGCGGCCTAAGAAGCCAGACGCCACGGGGTATGAGTCGTCCCCCGTCAAAAAATCGACCGCAGAGTGTCCCCGTCTGTGTATTAGGGAGCGGGGAGGCACAACAGGTAAGGGCGCTGGTGTGATTAACCAGATGAACGAGAAGGGGCCATCTGTTGGTCAGCGTCCTTTCCTGTTGCGTCTTCTTTTCAGCGTAACAGCGGTGCTTAACAGCACTTTGGGTACAGTTCCACGAATTTACGGGTATATCCCGTCATGCTGAAAGCGCTAATCACGCTGGAAGCCAGGGTTATGCATCCCCTGTTACCGAATTGCAGCCAGGGCGCGGTGCGCCGAAAAGCATACGGAGGTGGAAGCCCTCGCCGGAGACGTACCCGGCAAGTGATGGTGTAGCTCAGCGGTTAGAGCGGTTGACTGTTAATCAACGGGTCGATGGTTCAAATCCATCCACCATCGCCAATGCCGGTTTAGCTCAGTTGGTAGAGCGCCTGCCTTGTAAGCAGGATGTCAGCGGTTCGAGTCCGTTAATCGGCACCAGCACAACAGGTAAGGGTATTTTGCGACGTCGGAGATCGCCGAGCTTGGCAGAGGGTTCGAATCCCTACGAAGTACCCTTACCGTTGTGATGAAGTGCAGCTCTTTGAAGCAACCAGAAGATAAGCATCTGGCTTCACAACATAAACCGCAGGAACGACCAATAAACGGTAGTCCGTATGGAGAACAACCCGTTGAGGAAGAGGCCTGGCCGGAACCGTAACCGGCACTACAACGTTGAGAACACTGGCGTAACGGGGTCATATCCCAATCTATGAATAAATGTTGCGTTGCAGCGTGACAACCAGTGTTCTCAACATTGTGGTGAATGCACAGGCTGATGTGCCGCAACTACAGTAGTGCGCGCTTTGCGGGGCTTGCTACAACCCTGTGTCGGAGTTCAGCACCGACCATCACAGTTTGATTCTCTGGCATGAGCATAACGCTGAAATAAGTCCAGCCTGGTGCGGCCCGATCACCCGCCGTTAGCTCCACGAAACGGAGCACGTAACAGGTAAGAGCATTCTCCTGTAACGGGTTCATATCCCAATCTACAGGTCCACCAAGAATGCTCTTTCCGTTGCGGTGAATGCGGCTAAGCGCACGCGGGGAAATGGTTATATCAGTCCATTCATTTCTCCTTGTTTCCCCGTCCACGGTGGATAACCAGCCAAAGGACACCGGGAGGCACCCGGCACCGCAGTTTTTTTATTCGTTAAATAATGGAGTGAGAGGATGCAGAACAATCCGAACAAATGTCGAACGCTATGGGTGCGGTTATATATTTATGCCGTCCTCTGTTTGATTGTGTCACTGGTTCTGTATGTTTGGCTTTTGCCAAATATGATCTCATCTAACAGCACAATACTTGTATTGTTGGGAGTCCTTCTCGCGCTCATTTACCCGGCTTTCGCAGTAGTCTTTTTTCGTGAAAAAACCAGGAAATTAATTAATGAAAAAAACGTTGATTAGTGCAGCGATTATTTTGGGTTCTTTATGTCTGACCGGATGCGATCGGGTAGAGCCAGGTAACGTAGGGATCAAAGTAAATAAGCTGGGGGATGATAAAGGTATCGGTGAAGTAGTTGGCGTTGGTCGCTACTGGACAGGCTTGAATACTGAAGTTTATATCTTCCCGACCTTTAAGCAAATGAAGACATACGATGAGCCGTTCAGCTTCCAGATGAGCGACGGAACAACCATTGGTTACCACATCGGCGTAGCCTACAAGGTTGATCCAGCAAAAGTCACAACGGTATTTCAGACCTATCGCAAAGGTGTAGATGATATTACTGATACCGATCTACGCCAGAAGGTTGCAGATGCTCTGAACCGGTTAGCCAGCAAAATGACCACCGACAAATTTATCGACGGTGGCAAATCTGAATTGCTTGATGCAGCCCTTAAAGACATTCAGGAAGAAATGACGCCAATCGGCATTCAGGTGATGAGCCTCTCTTATGTAGGTAAGCCAGAATACCCGCCAACAGTTATTGACAGTATTAACGCCAAAGTCACGGCAAACCAAAAAACCCTGCAACGCGAGCAAGAGGTCAAACAACGTGAAGCAGAGGCCAACATGCTGCGCGCGGAAGCTGCCGGACAGGCTGATGCTATTCGCACAAAAGCCCAGGCCGAAGCTGATGCCATTCGTTTACGTGGTGAAGCTCTGCGCCAGAACCCCGGTGTTATGGAGTTGGAAGCGATCAACAAATGGAACGGTACATTACCGCAGTATATGACCAGTAATACCGCTGTTCCGTTTGTTCCGGTGAAATAAAAGCGTAAGCAAAATTGGCAGTAATCCGGCCCTTTAGCTCAGTGGTTAGAGCTGGCGACTCATAATCGCACGGTCACCGGTTCAAGTCCGGTAGGGGCCACCATATTTGGTTGTAACACGGCGTCTGGCACATGCGTCGTTAGCGGTCTGGTGACGTTAAAGGGGTTACCTTTTCCCCTAGCTCAGGCAACAAACCAGGTAGCCGGAATGTGCAAGCCCCGTTCATAGCGTCGGACTGCGGATTCACCATCCTGGCGATTCGGTGTGACAGCCGGGAAGAGTCCGGCGCATTAATCCTGATTTTCTGGTGATGACTCATATCGTTAGGAGTGATTTGAGTATGCCGATTATATCTGACATTCAGCACGCCTGGGAGGAGTGCTAATGTCTGCATCCCCTCTTGAATCCATGCCAAATTCCCTTAGTGCAGAACAAGCTGTACTTGGTGGCTTAATGCTTGATAACTGCCGCTGGGATGAAGTTGCAGATCGTATAGTTGCTGATGATTTTTATACCAGTGCTCATCGTGAAATTTTCAGTGAGATGGAGAGGTTATTAAGTCATGGCAAACCGATTGATTTGATAACACTTGCTGAAGCACTTGAACAGAACGGTAAATTAGAACGCGCCGGTGGTTTTGCGTACCTTGCGGAGATGTCAAAGAACACGCCCAGCGCGGCAAATATTTGTGCTTATGCGGATATCGTTCGTGAACGCGCGGTTGTTCGTGAAATGATTTCCGTCGCAAATGAAATAGCTGAAGCTGGATATGCGCAGGATGGCTGGGGCAGCAATGAATTGCTGGATATGGCCGAGCGCCGCGTTTTTGAAATAGCTGAAAAACGACAAAAGAGCGGTAGTGGTCCAAAAGATATCGCCAGCATTCTCGATGCAACGGTATCTCGCATAGAAGAGTTGTTTCAGCGACCGCATGATGGTGTAACGGGGCTTGATACCGGATTTACCGATCTCAATAAGAAGACGGCAGGACTTCAGGCGTCCGATCTCATTATTGTCGCCGCCCGCCCATCGATGGGGAAGACTACGTTTGCGATGAATCTCGTCGAAAATGCCGCGGTCCGTAACGATAAGCCCGTATTGGTTTTTAGCCTTGAGATGCCGAGCCACCAGCTGATGATGCGCTCACTGGCTTCTCTTGCACGCGTTGATCAGACTCGTATTCGAACAGGGCAACTTAACGACGAGGATTGGGCGCGGGTTTCTGGCGCAATGGGGATTCTGTTGGACAAGCAGAATATTTTTATTGATGACTCAAGCGCCCTGACACCTACAGAGCTTCGTTCCCGCGCTCGTCGTGTTTATAAAGAAAATGGTGGTTTGAGCATGATTATGATCGACTACCTGCAACTTATGCGCGTCCCCGAGCTGCAAGATAACCGAACGCTGGAAATTGCCGAGATTTCTCGCTCACTGAAGGCTTTGGCGAAGGAATTACAAGTACCGGTGGTGGCATTGTCACAACTTAATCGCTCGCTTGAACAGCGCGCGGACAAACGACCGGTAAATTCAGATTTACGTGAATCAGGAGCAATTGAGCAGGACGCAGACCTGATCATGTTTCTGTATCGCGACGAAGTTTATCACCCGGATAGCGAAATGAAGGGCATTGCCGAGGTAATTATCGGAAAGCAACGAAATGGCCCAATTGGCACGGTGAGATTGGCTTTTAACGGCCAATACTCACGGTTTGATAACTATGCCGGTGCTGACTGGCAAGAGGATTATTAATGCAATGGAATGAGGAAAAGCCGATGAACATCCTGATCATTGGGCGAAAATTTGAAGCCATCAGTGATGTGAAAACATATACGGAAATGTGGGCTTATAACCTGGCCTGCGCCTTTAGTGAGGCAGGGGTAACATTGCAATACCATCGTCCATATTCCCCTGGCGTCGAAAGCCCCGAGGATTATGTTGAAGCTGTGTTGACTGCTGCGACCGCATGTTCTGCGAAGGCCATTTTGGCACCAGGATTGAGGTATTTTACTACGGTACCCAGGGAAATAGGCATGCAACTGTGTCGCCGATTCTCTGGATGGGTAGCCCAGGTATATGACGGTTCTATGCTGGATTCGGCACCAGTCGATATTACTTTTACTGTCCGCGATGATACCTGGCGGTACCTGGATAATCCCGGTCGGTTAGAGCGTCATAATCGCTTTAACAAACATGTTGGATGGGCAGCGAATCAGGAACTGTTCCATCTGGAAACCAAAACAGACGATGTTCTGCGTATTTTTGTAGACCACGCTGCATTTGATGTTAGTGGGTTTGATCACTCCTTAAGTATCCTTATGAACCTTCAGCGCCTGGCCGTTCCGTATGAGGCCAGAACGTTGACCGATGACGGATTGGTTACCATTGATCCGGGGAATATTTCGGTAACTCCATACAGACGGACGCCGGTACCAGCAACCGAATTTGCAGCTGAATTGCGTAAGAGTGACGTTTTTATCGTTACGCATCCCGAAAGCCTTGGATTAACGGTTCTTGAGGCGGCAATGTGTGGGGCGTTGATATTAACGCCGCCAGATTGCCTTCCGCCAGATCGCCTGGCTTTGGTGAACCATATGGTTATCAAGTCGCGGATTGATTGGGATGAGGTTATTGCTCGCGTTGATCGCGTGAAAAATGCTGAAAAGGTCCAGTGTCACACCTGGTCGGCAATTGCGGAAAAGATGCTTGAGACGTTTATCACGCAGAAACCGTCGTGCGGTAACGGATAAAAAATTGAACCCGTCATAACAGAAAAGCCCGAACGCCGGGCTTTTCTTAAGCCTTGTCAACAGAGACTTGTGCGGCTTTTATGGATAGATTCCCGCTGGCCTCTATCGCCATACTTCCCCCCGCCTTCAGGGCGACATCCGCGCCTGACTTTATATCGAGATTTCCTGCGGAAGAGATGAATGCCGGACCTTGAGAAATGGCATATAACTCCCCGGCCTCGTTGAACCCGATTGTTGTTCCACTTTTCAAGTGCGTAACGGCCCAAGCTCCGCCTGCCGTACGGACCTCCATTAGTCCGTTCCGCGACGAAATAAAGTCTTTTTTGGCGCTGGTTGATGGTTGTGCTGGTGCACCTTCGACTTCAGGAGGTACATAGCCTTCACCTTGTCCTGACGCTTCAGGCGGCACATTGGGAGCGCCACCGGATGCATCCTGTGCATAACCGATTATCAATGGCCATCGAGAATCCCCATTGTAGGGAAATTCTACCCATACTTTATCGCCGGGCAGAAATGGTGAAAACGTGTTTGCATTGGACAATATAGCTTCTGCCCACGGCAATGAGGCATCTGGTAGCCCATCCATCATGCCGACAACGCGTATTTGCGTACGCATCAGACCTTTAGGGTCATCGACGCTTACCACTACAGCCCGATACTTCCCTGTCAAACTACCCATTCACCACTCCTAACTGTGCACGGCTGACAAAACGAAAGCGGTCTTCGAAATGAGTCACGGACATCACTATCATTTTGTCAGGGATAGATTCATCGAGTTCTCCGTCACCTGCCGTGTTATGCACGACAATTTTCAGCGTCGTACCCGGAGTTAGCGCGGCATTTCCTTCCACCAGCATATCGAGGCGGGGGAGAATGAATTTGTTGTAGTTCGCCAGCGCGGTAGGATCGGGATTGCTCGTAAATTTAATGGGGTCTTCCTGGTTACCTGAGTAAACCACACCTTTGGTCATGTCATAACTGGCCATTCTGTAATTGTGGCGGCGCTGGTATTCATAATCGGCATTCAGGATGTTGAACTGACTAATTGTAAATCCGGATGTGTTGGGATTGGCGGACTCATAAGTAAGCGATGGAGCGGCGTTTGCCATTTTTTCCATACTTTTAAAATTGATCGTCCCCCTGGATGCCCAGCACATAGAACCGGTATCCCGGGCTATCTCCTGCAATACCTTGGTCGGTTTTTCTCCAACATTTAGGTGGTATGTGGATGTTTTTCTGAATGAGTCAGCATTTACCTTCAGATCAGGAGCAAGAGAGGAAACTACGGCTGATGGGGGCTTATCAACAAAATACTGTGCGCTGGTGGACGGAACTTTTAATAACCGCACCGGGTTACTAAACGCGTAAATCAGTACAGTATCGTTCTTGCGTGGCGCTTTAAGAACAAAGAACTCTTCCGAGAAGAGGATGCCGCCATGACCTTCCGGATCACCAAGTGAAACTGTCATTATTGTCCCAAATTTCACCCCCAGCTTATTGACCACGTAAGCCGTTGAATCCCTGACCATGAGCATAAGCTGGGGACCAGATAGCTCCCCAGGTTCGACATAGGTACATCCTACGATCATTTCGCGAGGGATTTCGTTCTGCCCAATTGAAACAGATTGCAGGAATAGCTGAGTGCGTTTTGAATCAGTTTCCGGGGCTGTGGTGGTCTTTGTGGCCATCTCATTCCTCCAGAATTTTCGCTTTTACCGTTATGGTGCCGGTGGTTTGCTGCATATAAGCCAGGATAGGAAGTTCCGCCACAACGGTGAGGTTCAATCCAACCGCGAACAGCCTGTTGTCGGCGGTGCCGGTAGTCAGATCCTGAAATGCGATTGATTTTTGCCCTTCTATGTAACAGGTAACCGGTATCTCATAACCGCCGACATTGGCAATGTGAGTGAAAGATGCCTGCCCGAGGCTGGCATACATTCGTAGCCAGAATGCTAATGCAGTTGTAACCATCCCAAGAGATTCCTTCTCGTCACTGGCGATCCATAGCGAATATTCCAGTGAGAAAGGGATAGTCGATACCAGGGCTTCAATCTCATCATTTTCATTGGTGACATGCCCTTCATCGTAATTATCCCGGCACAGTTCACCTTCATAAATTGAAAACGCGGGAGAACGAGACAGATTCACAAGCGGCATTGCCAGCTTATTTACTGGGCCAGCAGAGGCTGTATCTTTGCGCCCGGCGCGATCGGCTTCAAATGACGACAACCACTCCTTCACATCACTAAAAGTGCCGAGCGTTATGCGATCTCTTGGTGTGCGTTTCAGGAACTCCCTGAATGACTGGTTAGTGCGATCATTAAAGCTGACAACTTGTGAGTCGAATGCTTCGTTTAAAGCCTGTGCGAGCGCCGAATCAATGCCATCAATAGTGGCAAATTCCAGCTTACCGGTTGGAGTAAGACCTTTTTTCTTAAAGATGGCCAGTAGCCATTCCTGATTATTCAGAATCACCGATGAAATTCCCTTCAAAGGCGCGTGAAGGCACGCAATAAAACAAACTGCCTACCCTGGCAGTGCCGTAATTGAATATTTTATGGATGTACCAGAAGCGGCGAATGGTTGTGCCGTCTGACAGCTGTTCCAGCCATTCGAGCATAGAACCCACTGGCACATTAACGGCGGCCAACCGAAGGATTAAAGCACTGTCGCTAATTCCCGTATTATCACTGCCGTCGTATAGCGCGTAGAAGGCGTCCATCTCATCCGGGCAGTCGAGGGCCGTTATCAGTTCTGGATCCTGATAGTCATATATGCGTTGGTTCGGTTCTATTATTTCAGATGCCGTTTCAGGTGCATTTTTGTCTCTGTAAGGTATTGCGCGATACAGAACCGCATCGAATGAGTCAGGGTCTAGCTTGATTGCTTTGAGCCAGTCCATCCGCACAAGGTTATTAAAAACTGCATGACCTTGATAACGGTGGCGCACACCAGAATCACTAAGCAGGCCGTGATCCAGATTGGGAAGGTGATTGTCCTCCACAGGATCAACAATATTACCAACGTTAACACCATCGGTTTCGATTTCAGCATCAATATCTTCCTCTTCAATCAGTTCAGAACTTTCGCTTGGAATATCCGGATCCGATTCGGTGTCCGGGAGGTTATCACCAGTCACTTGTTGTGATGGTTCTGTGTCCTCAAACATGTCATCAAAGAAACCAGCCATCGATTATCCTTTCCGTTTACGGGCTTCGTTAATTTGTGTCTCAAGAATGCTTCGCGCCTGCGCGGTGGCAGCGGCCTTGTCCATTCCCTGACTCATGAAAAACTTTATGAGGTTGTTCGCCTGCGTTTGCAGGGCTTTTTTGAGAGCGTCGGCTTCAGCGCGAGCCTGGGCTTCCCTCACCCGCGAGGCTTTTAGTTCGGCATTCTTCCTGTTTGCCGTGGTGCGAGCTTTTTTTAACAACCGGCGAACGTTGTCCGTGGCGCTATCTTTGGCGCGTAGTTTTTTGCCTAATGCATCCTGAGATTTCAGATATAACTCATACTCACGCGCCGCTTTAGCCTGATCCGTCGTTGTTGTCCGGTTGCGCGCGAGCGATTTAGCCAGTTCGCCTTTGAAATAGGTTGTTGTCTTCCGCTTGTCATCGCCGAAGGCTACCTGTTCAGCTGCTTTTTCCAGGGCAATAATGATGGCCTTGTGCCATGTGGGAGACTGAAAACGCGTCATAGCGTGCAACACATGTTTGCAGGCTACACCAGTCAGATCAGGGTTGCGGATCTTGGGGAATGCATACTCTTTTGGCGGCGCGACAGCATAGTTACCAGCAGTGGCCATATAACGATACCAGTATTGATGGCGTCCACAATCACAGTCGAAAGATACCCGGGCCTTGCAGAGATCGGCAGCGATTCGGGCTTTTTTCGCACCGTCTTCAGCAATTTCCTCAACGGCTTTATCCCATTCCTCAAATCGAATTCTGACACGGTGATGCTGGTGGACCGACTCATCCGAGGCATTAACAGATATCAATGCAAGGTTGTGTTTTAGCCCGAGGAATGTCGCGGCTTTGATCCCTGTGCCATCAGAAACCTTGTTGTTAGCGCGTTTTATATCAATGCTGGTGGACTGCGCCACCAGCTGAGCATAGGTAATGCCGGGTACCGTGCTCTTGAATTTGGTTTTATGAGCCTGCCTTGAGGTGTTGAAACTGCGTATATCTTCGGGCGTAAAGTAGGTGCCATCTTTCTTTTTCCCAAGGCTGAGGAATGCCTCAAGTTCGCGGTTACGCATCCCCATAATCCTTGGGGTGAGTGTACGTCGCGCGTTTCGCCGATTCTGACGCTGCTGTTTACGGATAAGATCGAAGACCTTGTTAAAGTCTTTTGCACTTAATCCATCAGTCTGATAGCGACCAAGGTTGTCGCGAGCATATTCAGTTGGCATTCATTTCCCTTACGCAATGGATAATGTCCCTATTACCTGGCCGTCGTATTGGAAATGGCGAATCATTTCGCGGATCCAGGTGGCAGGTGGGAGTTTTAATTTTTTGCCAACAGTCATACCCTGAGACTCATCCTCAAGCCCGGCGGCGAGCGTCACAACCCAGCGTAGCTCTGCTATGCCCCACATACGGTAAGCCAGCAAATCCGGGCGATATTGCTCATCGGGAAGAACGTAATAAATCGTCAGATTCTTGTCGTTCGATTCACACATAAGCATCACCTCTTTGCGTAGCTCTGCCCTGAGTATTGGATCGGCTATGTTGCGGTCGTCATACCGCGACAGAGGATATTGCCGGGTGCTTTGGGTTGTAGTGATTGATGTAGCCATAGTCAGCCTGCCAGAAATAGATGATGGTGATTCTACCGCTAGTCATTTGTTGGATATTTAACTCAATAAAAGAAAATTATTAGTGCAATTTTGATTGTGAAATGTATCATTCTGCCCTTAAGTAGGTTCTTCACGAGGAAACAAAATTGGCAGAACGTGTTGATGATGCAGAGCTGAGCATGAATCAGTTAGAAGCTCTCAAAGACATGGCCATCGATAACATCAGAAAGCAGGCACAGGTCGTGAGCCAGGTATTTACAGGGAAGTGTCGTTACTGCAATGAATCGATTGAATCAGGCATTTATTGTGACGCTGAATGTGCGCAATGGCACAGGGAAGAGCAGGCCGCAAAACAGCGTAAATATGGCATGCGACCGGCAGGATTTGACTGATTATGTTGCGCTTTACTGAGGAAGAGTTTCAGGCTTTTAGTGAGCGTCGAAATAAGGGGCGGTCCAGGCCAAAAACCAAAAAGGATCCATTCTTATCGCTTGCGCCGGTAAAAGAAGTTTCTCCACATGCGAAGGCACTTGCAGCACTGGCAAAGAACCCAGACCTGCGCGACGGAAATTGCGAGCACTTCGAGCAGGTTTTCATTTTTGATTACTTCGAACGCAAGCACCCTGACATCTATGAGCTGTTGCATGCAACGCCTAACGGAGGGAAACGTTCAAAAGCAACCGCCGGGAAAATGAAGGCTGAAGGGCAGAAAAAAGGTTATCCGGACATGAGTCTCGATAAAGCATGCGGTATTTATCACGGCATGCGAATTGAGCTTAAAGAACCAAATGGTAAAGCCCCGACGAAAGAGCAGATCGCCTGGATGCGCAGGCTTAGAGAGGAAGGTTACTACGTCGTTCTTGCGTATGGTGCAGAACAAGCGATAACCGCCATCCTGGAATACATAAGCCTTAAAAAGGGTGAGGCTATTGAGCATGTATTGAACGGCGACAAGTGGTTGTATGCTGCTTAAAATAATAAATTAATTAGTACATATGCGCCATTTGATATAGCGCACATTAACATCGGGAGAATAATCGTGTCATCCAAGGCTAATTATGAATCGCTGGCATCGATCATGCCGCGTAATGAACAGGAAACAGATGCTGTAGTGGACCCTGTAATCGCTGAAATGAATGCTCGCCTGGAGGCTGAATTTGCAGCTGAGAATGAACATACCACGCAGGGCGACTAGGACTGTTTTTTGTGTCGGTAGCGGTCCGTCACTCACTCGTGAGGACTGTGCTGCTATAGAAAAAACTGGCTGTTCAATCATCGCGGTTAACAATTCCTGGCAGATGTTCGATGACATTTATGCCTTATACGCCGGTGATTTGTCATGGTGGAAGCAATACGGATCCACCATACCGGGAGGGAGATTCCGCAAAGTGACAGCCAACCTGGCGGCGGCGAAATCATTTTCGTTGGAGTACAGGCGATATTGTGGACCGGCGGAAGGGGTAAATAGCGGCGCGCAGGCTATCAGTCTGGCTGCTGAATCAGGGGCTGAAGTAGTGGTATTAGTCGGCTATGACTGTTCTCTGCAAAACGGCCTTCATTGGCATGGCGCGCACCCTCAAGCCCTACGGAATCCAACGCAGGTGTCTATTTCAAAATGGCAACAGCAGTTCCTGGATACCCGCAAAAAACACGCAGATTTACATATTTTGAATGCAAGTAGGAGCAGTGCAATTCAATGTTTCCCAAGAATAAATTTAGAGGCAGTGATCGCGTTATTATCGTCGGCAGTGGTCCAAGCGCCGCAAACTTTGTTGCGCCGCGCGGAGTGCCGATTATAGCGGTCAATGGGGCCATCGACTGGCTGAACCGCGCTTCTTATTTTTTCACACTTGATCCATCGCCAGACAATATGCGGCGCGTTGGTCGTGGCCGCCGTCGCCGTGGTGTTTGTTATTGCATGGCACTACCCGATGTTAAAGAACGTGAAGTCAGAGACGGCGTTCTGTGCTTCCGTCGTGTGGCTGAACGTGGCATGGAGCCAAAAAATACGAATTCTCCCGAGTGGTGGGCGTGGCGCTGGTCCGCACATTTCGGCCTTTGCGAAGATGAGAATGAAATTGCCAGCGGCAATAGTGCATATGGTGCTCTGAACCTGGCTTTCCATATCGGATTCAAACATGTAGCTCTGGTGGGCGTTGACGCTACGCAAGAACTACGCGTTCACTCCGGCGGCACGCCAAAAAATCTAAGTCACCTGCCTTTGTTATTCCAGTCTGCGCGTGAACAGATTGACGTTGTTTCATGCGGGAAAATGGGAGGTATTCCGCAGATGACTCTTAAAGAATGGCTGAAGAATACATGATGGCACCCACAATTTATCACCGTATCGACGGTACCAAATACAGGAATGTCTGGGTTGTTGGTGATCTGCATGGTTGCTACACCAGACTGATGTCCGAACTCCATCGTGTGGATTTTGACCCGGCGCAGGATTTACTGATATCGGTAGGCGACCTTATCGATCGCGGTACTGAAAATGTCGAATGTCTGGAACTATTGCAGATGCCCTGGTTCAGGGCAGTGATGGGGAACCATGAGCGGCTGATGATTGATGCGTTAAGTCCAGATGGCAACGTGAATAACTGGCTAATGAATGGCGGACAATGGTTCTTCATGCTGGACACTGATCAGGAAATATTAGCCTGGGCGCTGGTGGAGCTGGTAAAGCGTCTGCCCTATATCATTGAGTTGAACACGGGGCAAGAAACTATCGTTATAGCCCATGCCGACTATCCGGATAATGAATACCAATTCGGTAAGGAGGTGCCGCTTTTCAACGTTGTCTGGGCGCGCGAGCGTATCAGTGATTCGATGGATGATATTGGTGGCGAAATTTCGGGCGCAGATCGTTTTATCTTTGGTCACACTCCGGTGAAAAGCCCGAAGACATTCTGGAATCAGCAGTATATCGACACTGGTGCCGTATTTTGCGGAAACCTGACATTGATGAAAGTGAAAGTGAAAGGTGATGGTGCAGCATGAAGATTGCTTTAGTTTTTCGCTCTGGTGGTGACTATAACGCTTCCGATGTGCAGTGGCTGGTTAATCAACTGCCAAAAGGCTATGAAATTATTTGCCTGACAGACCTGAAGCGTTTACATGTACCTGGCGTCAAAGTTGTCCCATTGATCAACCAGTGGCAAAAGTGCCGTGGCTGGTGGGCGAAAATCGAGTTGTTCCGACCGGATATAACCGATGATCTGTTCTATCTGGATTTGGACACGGTTATTGCCGGTGATATACGCCCAATCCTAGAGCATCCACCAACCAGCTTCACCATGCTTAGGGATTTTTACCATCCACAATATCGTGGCAGCGGTGCCCTGTGGATACCAAATAGTGTTAAAGCGCATATCTGGAGTTCATTCTGGCAAGATCCGGAAGGTTGGATTTCTCGTTGTGTCACTACTGAGTGCTGGGGGGACCAGGGGTTCTTACGAAAGGTTATGGGCGATGATACACCAGCATTTCAGGATCTGTATCCAGGATGGTTTGTAAGTTACAAGGCCGATGTTGTGGAACCTGGTTCAAAATATGCGAGCGCGCGTTACTCCAGGGGGAATGGGGCATTACCAAAAGACTGCCGAATAATCTTTTTCCACGGCAAACCGCGACCTCGCGAAGTGTCAGAGGATTGGCTTCCCCTTATCAGCTCATTTTTTGAGCGAGAATCAGAATAATATTGCTCTAATAATTCCATATTTTTAAAACGTGATGTACACTCATCACGTTTTTTATTAGAGCAATCTACAAGGTGCACTATGTGGCCATTCCGACGGAAATATCACTACTGGCTGATCGCCTTTGTTACGCCGACCGGCGGTATCAGGCATGTCATCACCAGGTATCGCAACAAGAGACTCACCTTAGCCAGAATTTTACAGGCTGCCATAGGTGAGGGACTGGATACAAATTGCGTAGTCCTTCCTCCTTCATACTTAGGAAAAATGACCGAAGCACAAGCTAATACGGAACTTTGAAATGAGCACTTCAGCACAAAACCAATCAATCGAAAATGTATGTATCCCTGATGTCCTGAATGCCGGTATCCCGGCCATTATCCAGAACATCCGGGCCGCGCAACGCCGCGTTAGTTGTGATGACCTCACAGCACGTTTTTTTGATAATGCGGTTCAGTCAGCGGAGATGCTTCACGCACAGCTTATTGATGTTTATAACGCAGAAGCTGATAGCCATAACTCCCTGGTAGATGCAGCTGAAAATATGCAGTTGGATCTCGGTCTGAAGGGTAAAGAAATTGAAGAGCTTCAGCTGGAAATTGAACATTTGAAACGCCAGCAACAGGACGCGATCGACGATGCGACGCATGACGCCAACCAGCGTGCTGATAATGCCGAACGTATAAGCATTGAGCTGGAAACAAAACTCAATGAAATGACCGCGATGGTTGAACTGCGGAACTCACAGATTTCAACGCTAAAATCTCAATATAAAGAGATCATGAAACTTGATCCTTTTAACCTTGAGAAACGCTATAACAAAGCTAAAAGCGAGCGACAGGAACTGCGTAAGCAGGTCGCCGACCTTAACCAACAGCTCAAAAAAACTATTAAAGATGCAAGCGAGGCGCGCGTGGCATTTGCTAATAAAAAAGCAGAGGTTACCGCGCTGGTTAATGAGAATGCCAAATTTGCGACGCTCAAGAAGGAAATGTATGGCATTACTGAGCGCCGTTTCCATGCAAGCAAACTTCATCCGACGTTAGGGCAAATCTCCTTCTTCCCGCGCCTCCTGGCTTATGGGATCTCATCGCCTAAAGAGTTCAATAACGAGCGTCCTTATATCGTTTCTAAGCTGGACTTTGCTTATCAGTTCTGCTGCGACATGGGCTATGCCATTGATATCCGGATCAACGAATGGTTGATGCCAAACTTCCAGCCGTTGGCAATTTTCCGCGAGTTCCAGCCGGAAGGTTGGGTAGAGTTCTTCCATGAATTGATCTGTAAAGAGATGGAAAGCCGCCGCCCGGAACTGGTCCGTCGAGTTGAGTGGGCGCAAGAGGTTATGTTAGCAGATGCAGAGCTGCCGTTCGAACCGGAATTCATTGATGATCTGGCAACTAAAGGGCTGCATACCCTGTTTGATGTGGTTACCCGCCGTTATGAGCAGTTGGTTGTCGAATTGGGTTTAGAGGAAACTGCGGCAAGAAGACTTCTCGATGTTTGCTATGCACGTAGCGATGCATGGGAAAAAGAGAACGGCGGCACTATTTACGTTCGCTGATAGTTACAGTGTCACTTTTAATGCTGGTGGAGTGCTCCCACCAGCATTTTTTTCGTCCAATGAGGAGGGCATTTGAGTATTTTCAATAAACACGCACACCAGGAACGTCCGTACATCGTCATAGTTGATATTGATGGGACGATATCAGAGGCAACGGAAGACAGGCTGCATTTACTTCCACCACCTGGCAAAGGTGCATTAACAGAGCACTGGAACGAGTTTAACCTTGCCTGTGACACTGATGCTCCCATCACTCCAGTTATTGATATGGTGCGCCAGTTGTCCGGCATTTACACCCTCTGGTTTGTAACCGGGCGCTGTGAGATAGCCAGGGATAAAACACGAGCCTGGTTGCGTAAGCACGTAACAAATGGGGCTGAGCCTTTGCTATCTATGCGTCCTGCCACCGATGACAGAAATGACGGTCCAGCAAAGATTGATCTCCTGAAGAAAATTGGTATAAGTAAAATTGCGTTCGCGCTGGAAGATAAGATTGAAGTGGCGCGTGTTTTCAGGAGTCACGGCGTACTTACGTTAATGGTCAGGGAGTATGAAAATGCGCTTCTTCATCAACAATAATTGCTCTAATAAATCTTGATTTTTAAAACAGAGTGTGTGAAAATAAAAACATGCCGCAAGGGGCGCGGCATATATCCAATCAATCACAGGAGCTGAAGATATGAACACGGCATTCAAAATCATTATGACCGCGATCTATTTCTGGCTGTTCTCTATCACTTTTGGCGGCATCGTCGCGCATGGGTAAGGGGAGTATATTAGCCATTTGGAACCCCACGAGCTCTTGCGGGTTTAATTAAGAACCCGCAAGAAAAACACGAATTGGGCTATATTTTTCCGCCTACGCCTTTAAACTTCTCAATAAACGAGACGATTTTCTGGAAAACTGCCTGTTTTTTCGTTTTATATTGCGGATTCAACGGACTAAGTTTTGGTAATGTTTCGTTTAATTCTGTGCCATTTTCGGTGGCGTATTCGCGTTTTAAAGACGTGCGAATATAGCGTTTTGCTGCATCTTCATTGAGATTTTCTTCTTTTATCAATGCTTCTGCTTCACGTTGCTGTTCGCGTTGAGCAAACGTAAAGAATGCCTCAATGATACTGGCTTTGTCTGGTAAATCATCCAGGTTCGTTTGCTGAATAAAATCGACCACCAGGCCCTCTTTCGCCCGGTTCCCCAGGCTTGAACGAATTAAGCGTTTGACCTCTTCGATCATTTCGCCCTTGCCTTTATTTTGTCTGTTGTGTTCGAAAATCAGTCCAAGGATATAATCCAGGTTTATTTCCTGAGACTTCAGCAAATCGACCTCAAAAACCACGTCATCCCAGTCAGTGGTTGATTTTTCTTTTTTATCAGCTTCTTTCTCGCGGCGCTGCCAGTCACGAATATCGTTATAGGCAGAACGATAATCCTGAATCTTGCGTTCAGCAGGGAGACGAATCGTTTGCAATTCAGCGAACTTTTCATCATCCACATAATGTTCTTCTTTGAATTTTTCTACCGCAACAGGATCGCTAAGATCGATTTGTTGCAGGGCTTTCAGCGTGGCAAATTCATCATAGTTTTGCAGGATGTTCTCGGCACGCAGGTATTCACCAAACAGTTTAACGAAGTCTTTCTTCTCTTTTTCACTTTCAATACTGGCAGGGTCAGGGAACCGTTGTTCCAGTTCTGAAACTACTGCCATAAAGCCGCGCTTAGCTTCACCAGTGGCAGCATCAGTAAAGCCTTCCATATACTCTGCATAACTCTTTTCTAAAACCACATTTTTGGTGTTTTTGTCACCAAACAGCGTTATGGCATCAATAGTTGAGCGTTCCAGATCCCGGAAAGTGACGATATTACCGAAGGTTTTAGTTCCATCATAAATACGGTTGGTGCGGGAAAATGCCTGCATCAAGCCGTGAAAACGCAGGTTTTTATCGACGAATAGCGTGTTCAATGTTGGAGCATCGAAGCCAGTTAAAAACATCCCCACGACAATTAACAGATCGATATCCTGATTTTTAACCCGTTGGGCTAAATCGCGATAGTAGTTCTGAAAACCGTTACTGTCGGTGCTGAAGTTAGTTTTAAAATAGCTGTTATACTCACGAATTGCAGCGTCAAGAAACTCTTTAGCACTGCTGTCCATTGCGCTGGTATCAAAAGTTTCATCGGAAATTTCACCAATGGCATTTTGTTCTTCATTAGCGGCAAAGGAGAAGATTGTCGCAACACGCAGCGGTTTATAAGTTGCAGATTTATTAGCGGCTTCCTCTTGTAACCGTTTAAACGCCGCGTAATAGGCTTTTGCAGCATCCACGCTGCTCACTGCCAACATAGCATTAAAACCTTTTGCGCTAGGGAAAGTACGGTGCGTCTTCTGGCGGAAGTTATTCAGAATATATTGCGTAATTTCCTGTATACGCATGGGATGAAGAAACGCCTGCTGATTTTCAGCCGCACTTAGTTTTTTCTCGTCAGTTTCTGTCTCTAAAGACTTAAACTGTGGCCGCACATCGTTGTAGTCCACCTTGAATTTGAGCACTTTTTCATCACGAATCGCATCGGTAATTACATACGAATGCAATTCACGACCAAATACGCTGGCGGTCGTTTCTGAGCCTAAGGCGTTTTCCGGGAAAATAGGTGTGCCGGTAAAACCAAACTGATAATAGCGTTTGAATTTCTTCTTCAGGTTTTTCTGCGCTTCTCCAAACTGGCTGCGGTGGCATTCATCAAATATAAACACCACTTGCTGATTATATACAGGCAGGTCGCTTTCTGCTTTCATCAGGTTATTGAGTTTCTGAATAGTAGTGACGATAATTTTGTTATCGTCCTTGTCCAGATTTCGTTTAAGTCCTGCGGTATTTTCCGAGCCGTTGACGCTGTCTGGCGAAAAACGCTGATATTCCTTCATGGTCTGGTAATCGAGGTCTTTCCTGTCGACCACGAAGAAGACTTTATCAATAAAGTCCAGCTCTGTTGCCAGACGCGCGGCTTTAAAGCTGGTGAGGGTTTTACCAGAACCGGTAGTGTGCCAGATATACCCACCGCTTTCCGGTTTTGACCAGTTCTTCGCTGTAAAGGAACTCTTAATTTTCCACAGAATGCGCTCGGTGGCGGCAATCTGGTACGGTCGCATTACCAGTAGTGTCTGACTGCTGTCAAAAACGCTGTAGTTCACCAGAACATTAAGCAGAGTATGTTTCTGGAAAAAGGTAGCGGTAAAGTCTTTGAGGTCTTTAATCAGTGTATTGTCTGCTTTAGCCCAGTTCATGGTGAAGTCAAAACTGTTTTTATCGCGCTTTGTCGTGTTGGCAAAATAACGGGTATCGGTGCCGTTAGAAATGACAAACAGTTGCAGATACTTAAACAGGGAATTTTCGCTGTTAAAACTCTCTTTACTGTAACGATGTATCTGGTTGAAAGCCTCACGAATCGCCACCCCGCGTTTTTTTAGTTCGATTTGCACCAGCGGTAAACCATTAACCAGGATCGTGACGTCATAACGGTTAGCATGAGAACCCGTCTGTTCAAACTGCTGGATAATCTGCACCTTATTGCGCATGAGATTCTTTTTATCTATCAAATAGATGTTCTCAAGTCGCTCGTCATCAAAAATAAAGTCGCAAATATAGTCGATATGGATTTTACGGGTCTTATCCAGAATTCCATCGCTCGGGTTGTCCAGATACTGCTCCGTGAAACGCCGCCACTCGCTGTCATTAAACACCACACCATTGAGGCTCTGAAGCTGTTGTCGAACATTGGCCAGCATCGCCGACTGAGATTTTACGGATATAAATTCATAGCCCTGATTTCGCAGGTCCTGAATCAGTTCCTGTTCCAGGTCCGATTCGCTCTGATAGCTGTTGCCTGTTTGCTCAGCTTTGATGTACTTATCAAGAACGATAAAGTTATTGGATTCAGCAATGGTGTGTGTTTGATGAGTCATAGCGCATCCTTTGTGCCGTCTGGCAAGGGTCGGAAGGGCGTTAAGAGTGACTTCCGGCACGTAAAAAATAGTCTATATACAGACCGGATGTTAAGGTGGCCCGGTCGGTAGCAACGGTCAATTAATTACTGACAGTTTCAGGTTTCGGGAAACTGAACAGTAAATCACGATAGTACTCGTATTGTTTCTGGCGCAACTCGATTTCACGCGGGAGACCTTGTTTTATTGAATGAGCCAGTGTATCGAACTTATCCAATAGTGATACTATACGATTTTGTTCGTTTATTGAGGGAAGAGGTAATTGGAACTTAGAAAACTCTTCTTTTGTAATTGTCTTCAAAGTACTTCCTCTTGCAAATTCTTTCTCTGAATCGAATTTAGCTTTTAGTTGATAAGCAAAGTATTTTTTGTTTATTTTTACTTTAAAGTTAGTAAATATTGCAAGAGTTCTATCCACATAACAATCGTACTGTGTTATTGCTACTCGACCAATAGTACCTTGCAGTGTCACAACAATTGTTCCAGCCTCAACAAAAACGCTCTTGCTTTGTGCAATCTTAGAAATCTGTTGTTTGGTTTTTGTGTGTAATGTAAATCCTGAATCAGCCACATCAGCTACCTGAACAAAAGGCATGCAACCTTCTCCATCATACCATTCACTATTTCCATATGGCTGTGGAAATGAACCCCGTCTAAATAAAGCAATATCTTCCAGACTTTTCCACTCAACCTCCCCCTCTTTAAAACTCAACAACTGGTCACGATAGAAGTTGTACTGTTTTTTACGCATGTTAAGCTCAGCGGTTAGCTCAGCGGTTAGCTCAGCGGTAAGTGCAGTAAACTTATCCAGAATCCGAACGATTTCAGACTGGATGGCTAGGGACTTTTCCGGGTTGTCCGGGCTAGGAATGGGAACTTTAAATCCTTCCAGCATGGGTTTTCTTATCGAAATGGCGGTAGCACCCACACTTTTTGTCAAGATGTACTGCTTAAAGCTAGATGACATGAAGTAATACAAAAACTTCGTGTCTACGGCATTAGTTGTGATACGAATTCTATACGCCCTTTGATGTAGAGCATATTTCCCCTCAACATAGTGAAATATGTCGCCAATTCCACCTTCACCAGGAATGACTATTGCTACCTCATCAAATTCAAAGGTATCTGACTTCAAGATATTCTTTGAGCGAACATAGAATGGATAAATTCCATTTTCGCTTTCATCCTGACGATTTGAGCTTCCAGTACCGATATCTGCCATAGAACCCAATGTTGCCCACTCAACCTCAACCCCATCCAACAGTTTTTCCAGATAGCTCAGCTCGCTCATTTCTGCACCTCGCAGCCTTCAATTTCAGCCACAATTGCATCAATATCTTTACGCAACTGGTCGATTTTGCTGACCGTGGTTTTCAGCTCAGCATTCAGCTCACCGATATCGATAATTTCGCGGTTATCTTTCGCTTCCACATAGCTGCTTACCGACAGGTTATAGTCATTAGCGACAACGGCCTCAAACGTGACAGATTTTGCCAGATGAGCAACATCTTCCTTGCTGGAAAATACCTGCATAATCTGTTCGATATGGGCATCGGTCAGGATATTGTTGTTAGTCTCTTTTTTGAACAGTTCGCTGGCGTCAATAAACTGAACGTTGGTATCCGTTTTATGTTTAGACAGAACCAGAATGTTTACGGCAATGGTGGTGCCAAAGAACAGGTTCGGTGCCAGTGAAATCACGGTTTCGACATAGTTATTGTCGACCAGATACTGACGGATTTTCTGCTCTGCGCCGCCACGGTAAAAAATACCCGGGAAGCAAACAATCGCAGCGCGACCTTTGGCCGAAAGATAGTTCAGCGCATGTAGTACAAAGGCGAAGTCAGCTTTGGATTTGGGGGCCAGGACGCCAGCCGGGGCAAAACGTTCATCGTTAATCAGCGTCGGGTCATCGCTGCCAATCCATTTCACCGAATACGGCGGGTTAGAAACGATGGCATCAAACGGTTTTTCATCTCTGAAGTGCGGCTCAGTCAGCGTATTGCCCAGCTTGATATCAAACTTGTCGTAGTTGATGTTGTGCAAAAACATGTTCATACGTGCCAGGTTATAGGTCGTATGGTTGATTTCCTGTCCGAAAAAGCCTTCTTCAATGATATGGTTATCAAACTGCTTTTTAGCCTGCAACAACAGTGAGCCGGAACCTGCTGCCGGGTCGTAGATTTTGTTAACGTTGGTCTGCCCGTGCATAGCCAGTTGTGCAATCAGCTTGGAGACGTGCTGCGGTGTAAAGAACTCACCGCCTGACTTACCGGCATTTGCCGCATAGTTAGAAATCAGGAACTCATAGGCGTCACCGAACAGGTCAATCTGATGTTCGTGGAAGTCACCAAGTTTTAGCCCTTCAACTCCTTTCAGAACCGCAGCCAGGCGGGCATTTTTATCTTTAACGGTGTTACCCAGGCGGTTACTGGTAGTATCGAAATCAGCAAACAAACCTTTGATGTCAGCTTCTGAAGGGTAACCGTAAGCAGAACTTTCGATAGCAACGAAGATGCTGTTTAAATCCGCATTCAGTCTGTCATTGGTATTTGCTTTCGCAGCTACGTTGCAGAAAAGCTGACTGGGGTAGATGAAGTAACCTTTGGTTTTGATGGCATCGTCTTTAATGTCATCAGTAATTACGCTGTCATTCAGTTTCGCATAACAGATACTGTCATCACCGGCTTCAATATAACTGGAAAAATTTTCGCTGATAAAACGGTAGAAAAGTGCGCCCAGAACGTATTGCTTAAAATCCCATCCATCGACCGAACCCCTGACATCGTTAGCAATTTGCCAGATTTGACGATGAAGCTCTGCACGTTGTTGAATACTTGTCATTTTCATCCACTTCTTTCAGGCTTATGTAATTGGCGGTGATTCTACAGCAACTTGGATGCTTTAGCAGTTCCTACGAATGACCTGCCTAGAGGTTTGTTAAGCCGCAAAGTGCTGGTGCTTTATGCCTGTGAAGTTTATAATTGTGTACACATAACGAGTACACGAGGTGTTTATGCAATCTATTAACTTCCGTACCGCGCGCGGCAACCTTTCTGAAGTGCTCAACAATGTTGAAGCCGGGGAAGAGGTTGAAATCACCCGCAGAGGCCGTGAGCCAGCAGTAATTGTCAGTAAGGCTACTTTCGAAGCCTACAAAAAAGCGGCGCTGGATGCTGAATTTGCATCCCTGTTCGACACCCTGGACTCCACCAACAAGGAACTGGTTAACCGATAATGAGGCATATATCACCGGAAGAACTTATTGCGCTTCATGATGCGAATATAAACCGCTACGGCGGCCTGCCGGGAATGTCAGATCCGGGCAGGGCAGAGGCCATTATCGGGAGAGTCCAGGCCAGAGTTGTGTACGAAGAGATTACCGACCTTTTCGAAGTCTCCGCAACCTACCTGGTGGCTACTGCGAGAGGGCATATATTCAATGATGCCAATAAGCGTACCGCGCTAAACAGTGCGCTGTTATTTCTACGCCGTAACGGGGTGCAGGTATTTGATTCACCTGAACTGGCAGACCTTACTGTAGGCGCTGCGACTGGCGAGATATCTGTATCTTCTGTCGCCGACACGTTACGTAGATTATATGGTTCTGCGGAGTAGATTAATGGCACGTAAATACAACAAATTGTCCCGTGAAGCGTTAAAGATGCTTCTTGATGGCGTGAGTCGCCGCGAGGTAAAGCAATACCTGGTTGGTAAGCAAATTGGTGCTAGGACCGCTATTGCTGTGTTATGCCGTCAGGAAATGGTTGTGCTTAAACAGAGAATGCCGGGCAGCAGATAAAGCCCAATCAGTGATGAAAGGTGTGATGTGAAAGCCGTAATTACTCCCTTTGTACAAAAAGAGCTTGGCGTCGCCACATTCAAAGTGGATCAGGAAGTCAGAAAGCTGGTGGAGGCTGGCCGTAAATTTATTATGGAGCCGGTGCCGCGTGAGTTAATCGAGCACATGGACGACGGCCTCGTTGTTTCCGAGCAAACTATGGCAACAAATGAGGCGTTGCAGCCGTTTTTTAACAGCGATGAACTGTTTCGCCGTATTGGTGGAATTGACGCGCTGGTGGCGTGGTTGCGTAGGAAAGAGGGGCAATGCCAGGCCGCAGATCGTAGTTGGTGTGACAACCATATTGTCCACGCTGAACGAGACAATAGCGCGGTGTTGTTGTGCTGGCATCACGATAACCATTACCGGATGCGTGGTTTTAATGAGCTGAAAGAAACGCTGCACAATAATCGCGTTAACTGGATACTGGATGTCGCCCGTCAGGAAATGGGCCTTTCAAATAGCCATGATTTAAGTATTCAGGAGCTGTGCTGGTGGGCTTTCATGCGCAACATGATGCACCTGATGCCGGAAGAAGTCTGCCGCATATCAATAAATAAGATGAAGGCTACTCCGCAGGATAGCGGACCTCTGAAAGAGGCGGATATTCGCCCGTATGACGATCGCGCTACAGCATATGTTCAGATGATGGAAGAACGCGCCGCGCCGATGCGTGCAAAAGTATGCCCTGTGGATGTTGACTCCGACCCAGGTATGGCGCATTTCAAAATACCAAAACTTCAATCGCTAAAATTGCCCGAGTACATGGACTTTGTGGCTTCCCGTCCATGCTGTGGCTGTGGAGCTGCGGGAGCTGGCGCTCACATTACGCCTTATATCGTTCGTCATAGTCGATTATGCGCGCATGACATTTATGCTATTCCTCTGTGCCAGTCATGCCAGCGTGATATTGAGCGTGACCGCGATAATTGGGAGAAGACGCACGGTAGGCTGGCGATGCATCAACGATTGTTCTTTGATTACGCGCTTGGAGTCGGCGCTATCACAAGTCATTCGTCTAGTGTTAGATAAAATTGCTCTAGTGTATTGCTATTTCTTTAATCGAGGGTATTATATTCGACGTTGATTAGTTGACATGGGCTAATCAGTAGGTGACAGGATGTTACTTAACTGGCAGGGACGCCACTTCATGGAAATAAATCACTCACGAATAACATCGTACGAGATTGCGGATTACATGATCCGCACTAAATCTCTTCTATCAGCGAAAGAACTCGCAGCAATTCTTGAAAAGGAATACCCGCATCTGGATGTCGATAAGCGCGATGTTTATCTGCGCTTAAAGGCTATCGCTGTGTCTAAGTATTCGTCTGTTTTGATTGATGACAGTACACGCCCACGTAGATTTCAGATCCACTCTCTGAATCCTGAATTCTTTCGCCGCAGCCGCGCTCCGCGCCGGTTTGATGAAAAACTCCAGAACGAACTCTATATGACGCAGGACGAAAAGGAACGCCGGGAGCACCAGCCTTGGGTGATGGCGCGTCAACTTTTCAATAAGGTGGTCCGTCAGCACCGTCATTACGGTAATGCCACATCCGCACGTATCTGATTGATTGCTTGCCCGTTCCGGGCCTTTTGACATGTGACTTTCGTTACCCTCGCGTCAAAAAGAGTTTTATACGAAAGGAAGCATAAGTGACCTGGGACGATCACAAGAAGAATTTTGCTCGCCTGGCGCGAGAGGGTGGTTACACCATCGCACAATATGCCGCCGAGTTTAATCTCAACCCAAACACCGCACGTCGTTATCTCCGTGCATTCAAAGAAGACACCGGAACAGCGGACAGTCGTAAGCCAAATAAGCCTGTCAGGAAACCACTAAAAAGCATGATCATTGATCACGCTAATGATCAACGTGCGGGTGATCACATTGCGACTGAAATGGCTGAAAAACAAAGAGTTAATGCTGTTGTCAGTGCCGCAGTCGAGAACGCTAAGCGCCAAAATAAGCGCATAAATGATCGCTCTGATGATCATGACGTGATCACCCGCGCCCACCGTACCTTACGTGATCGCCTGGAACGCGACACCCTGGATGATGATGGTGAACGCTTTGAATTCGAAGCTGGCGATTACCTGATAGATAACGTTGAAGCGCGGAAGGCCGCGCGCGCTATGTTGCGTCGGTCCGGGGCCGATGTTCTGGAAACCACTCTTCTGGAAAAGTCTCTTTCTCATCTCCTTATGCTGGAGAACGCCAGGGATACGTGTATTCGCTTGGTGCAGGAAATGCGCGATCAGCAAAAAGACGATGATGAAGGTACTCCGCCTGAATACCGTATCGCGAGCATGCTAAACAGCTGTTCCGCGCAGATAAGCAGTCTGATCAACACCATTTACAGCATCCGGAATAACTATCGAAAAGAAAGCCGGGAGGCGGAAAAGCACGCTTTGTCTATGGGGCAAGCTGGCATTGTTAAGCTGGCATACGAACGAAAGCGTGAAAATAACTGGTCAGTGCTGGAAGCAGCTGAATTCATCGAGGCGCATGGCGGGAAAGTGCCGCCCCTGATGCTGGAGCAAATCAAAGCCGATCTGCGTGCTCCTAAGACCAATACCGATGATGAGGAAAGGCAAACAGCCGTCGGTGGCCCTTCTCTTGAAGATCTGGACAAAGTTGCGCGAGAACGGGCCGCCAACCGCCGCGCCGATGCCGCATTGTGGATTGAGCAGCGTAGGGAAGAAATCGCCGATATCGTTGATACAGGCGGTTATGGAGATGTTGATACTGAAGGTGTATCAAACGACCCATGGCTGGAACAAGACCTGGACGAAGACGAGGAGGAAGACGAAGAAGTTACCCGCAAGCTATACGGGGATGATGATTAATGGCCAGAAGTTGCGTAACGGATCCACGTTGGCGCGAGCTGGTGGCGCTATATCGTTATGACTGGATTGCTGCCGCTGATGTTTTGTTCGGCAAAACACCTACCTGGCAGCAGGATCTGATTATTGAGTCTGTGCAGGAACAGGGTAGCAAGACATCTGTTTCGTCTGGTCACGGTACCGGGAAATCAGACATGACTTCTATCATGATCATGTTGTTCATAATCATGTATCCCGGTGCCCGCGCCATTATCGTTGCGAACAAAATTCAGCAGGTAATGACCGGTATATTCAAGTACATCAAGATAAACTGGGCTACTGCCACCAGCCGTTTCCCATGGCTTGCTGATTATTTTGTTCTGACAGAAACCGCTTTCTATGAGGTTACAGGTAAAGGTGTATGGACTGTAGTACCGAAGGGCTTTCGTCTGGGAAGTGAAGAAGCTCTCGCCGGTGAACACGCAGATCATCTTCTGTATATTATCGATGAAGCCTCCGGTGTCAGTGATAGAGCTTTCGGTATCATCACCGGTGCTCTTACCGGACAGGATAACCGCATCTTATTACTGTCACAGCCTACACGCCCAAGCGGCTATTTCTACGATACACACCATAAACTGGCCAAGCGTCCTGGTAACCCTGATGGCGTTTATACGGCGATCACGCTTAACAGTGAGGAATCACCGCTGGTAACGCCAGCATTTATCAAAATGAAGCTGGCGGAGTACGGCGGGCGTGATAACCCTATGTACATGATTAAGGTGCGCGGCCTATTCCCTAAATCACAGGATGGCTTCCTTCTTGGACGTGATGAGGTTGAACGTGCAACGCGGCGGAAAGTCAAGATTGCCAAAGGATGGGGCTGGCTTGCATGTGTGGACGTTGCTGGTGGTACGGGACGGGATAAGTCCGTTATCAATATCATGATGGTGTCCGGCCAGCGAAATAAACGCCGTGTAATCAACTATCGAATGCTGGAATACACAGACGTTACAGAAACGCAGCTTGCCGCCAAAATTTTCGCAGAATGTAATCCTGAGCGATTCCCAAATATCACCATAGCGATAGACGGCGATGGGCTGGGTAAAGCAACGGCGGATCTGATGTACGAGTATTATGGTATTACCGTACAGCGTATACGCTGGGGTAAAAAGATGCATAGCCGTGAAGATAAGAGCCTGTACTTTGATAAACGTGCTTATGCCAACGTTCAAGCCGCAGAGGCCGTAAAATCTGGTCGTATGAGACTGGATAAGGGTAATGCAACCATTGAGGAAGCGTCTAAAATACCTGTAGGTATTAACTCCGCAGGTCAATGGAAGGTGATGAGTAAGGAGGATATGAAGAAAAAACTCAATCTGCACTCACCAGACCATTGGGATACATATTGTTTCGCTATGCTGGCGGATTATGTTCCCCAGGACGAAGTGCTTAGCGTCGAAGACGAAGCGCAGGTTGATGAAGCTCTGGCATGGCTTAATGAATGAATATTTGCTCTAATAAATTGTGTTTTTTAGCTACCGATGTTACATTGAACCTGACCTCTTGCGCCTTGAGGCATTTTCGGTTTATGCTTATCAGGCACCTCATTAAAACGGGTGCCGGGATTGGCCTCCCGCTTAAGTCTAAGGCGATACAGACGCCGCTCGCGTCTTTTTTTGTATCGGCGTACACGCACACCATCTACAATGGTGGGCTGTATGGGGCTACCTTCGGGTAGGCTGGTTACCTTGGACGCCAGTAAGGCCAACTCCGTACAGTCCACCGCCAGCAAGATTGGTCTCTTCTGCGGTGGTTACATACCAACGTCTAAGGAGGCTGCCAATATGGCTACTATCCCTACCCCAACTCATCCTGAATTTATCTGGCGCTTTTACTCCTGCCAAAAACGTCACTATCACTTCGTTATTGCACCAACAGAAGATGAGGCCCGCACTCAGCTTCCTGACGCCCCATGTATTTTCTCTGCCCGTTTTTCCACTGATTCACGCAATTCTCTCAGTTACTGGTGCCTCCCTGTTAACGCTTCTGCTCAGGAGGGACTATGAGAACGTCATTAGTCACCCGTGAAGAGATGATCGAGGCAATTGAACAGCACACTGCCTGTATCAGTACCAGGGATATACCAGGCGTTATTGCCAACTACTTCATGATCACCAAACAACTTTACCGGAGAAAGGACAAGAACGCGGTTCACCGCATTCTTCTAACTGATATCCGTGAATACCTGCTCGAACAGGGTCGTCTTGATTATGCAACCGTAACCGCCGAAGCACGCAAGGAGGCACACAGAATGAAAGCAACTAACGTTAAATCAGAAATTCAGGAATCCGGGCTGGTGGTTGTTCAAAGTCAGCTGGATGAAATTCCCGTTCTGGAATGGCAGGGAGTACGTGTCGTAACAACCGAGACTCTTGCTAGAGGGTATGGTACCGATGAAGCCAATATTCGTAAAAATTTGTCTCGCAACTCCGATCGCTTTGAAGAAGGTAAGCATTACTATCTCTTAACCGGTTCAAAGTTAAAGGAATTTAAAAGGCTAGTGACTATTAGTCACTTGGTTAGCAAATATACAAGTCAGGTAATTCTCTGGGCCGAACGCGGTGCTGCACGCATGTCTAAGATCGTGGACACAAATGAAGCATGGGCATTCTTTGAAAAACTGGAAGACAGCTACTTCCGACAAAAAGAACAGCAACCGATCACAATCCCCCAAACATTACCAGAAGCCCTACGCCTGGCTGCCGAACTGGCTGAACAAAAGCAGCTTCTGGAACAGAAAGCCCACCAGCTAAATCAGCAGCTGGTGGCCGCCGCTCCTAAGGTCGATTTTGCCGACCGGGTATCAGTAGCTAAAGGGATCCTGATTGGGAATTTTGCAAAGGTTGTTGGACTTAAGCAAAACGCGCTGTTTGTCTGGTTACGGGAGAACGGCATCCTGATAGCGTCCGGTGGACGTAAAAATGTGCCGTTCCAGCAGTACATCAACGCGGGGTATTTCACGGTGAAAGAAGTGGTGCTGGATGATGAAGATGGCTACCAGATACGGTTGACGCCTCAATTAACGGGTAAAGGCCAGCAGTGGTTGACGCGTAAACTGCTCGATGCTGGCTTGTTAAAACCGGTGGCGGCTGAATAATGGAAGAATGCCCGGTTGATGCCGGGCATAATTTATTGCGCGCTTTCGGGGTTGTCGTTTACTGGCTGCCCCTTCTTGGTTTTACGGCTGCGCGTAACTGATGCGGCTGACTTAACCTTTTTCTCTTCGCGAGTGATGGCAATTTGTTTTTTTACATTTTCAATATCTGCCAGGCGATATATTTTTGCTTGCGGCCAGCGGTCGCAGATGATCGGTTCTATGGAGTCATAAAGGCTAAATTTTGCTTTTTCGAATTCACCGTTGATGATAATTCCATCACGGAGAGTTTCATCGCAGATAAACACGCCACACAGTGGCACATGGTAACTAACTGATTTACCATCATTGTAGTTAGGGCTACTGGAAATGTAGTGGACGCGCAGCATTGTTTCGCTAAAGCCGTGTACGCGCATACGGAATTTTTCATCCTCTGGGTACTGCTTCATTAGCTCTTTTGTTGCTTCCAGGTTCTCTATGTATTTCGCACTGTGCTCATTGATCCCCGCGCTTTTTTGGATGCGAATGTCCTTATCAATCAGATGAATAATGCGGCCAGCGGTCATGTTGACGCTGTTCACAGCTTCTGTCTGATAAGTCGTAACCTTACGCACACCGCGAAGGATGTTAGGCACAGGATATAAAATAGTCTTTGGGATATTGAGGTCTGGGTACTGTTCCAGTTCCCGCGCCATTAAAGTCCATTTATCAATTTCAGCCTGAATGCTGTCTGTTTCTTTGAACGGTAGAACGACAACCGGGCGTACAGGACGACCGTCGCTGGCGGCATCAACGTGTTGGGCGCGTGCAACAGCTTTTTTTAGAAAGAGATCCCTGAAGCTGACGAACTCCTGGTACAGTTGTTCGCCGTAGACATAATTTATCATTGATCCTCCTCCAGAATTGACATGGTCAATAACGCCCGGCTGAGAAAACCGGTCATTACTGACCTATATTATAGAGGGATCAAACAAAAATAATAGATTTATTAGTGCATTTATTGTGAGTCTAACTGGTTAGTTGCCATGAGATATTCGATTGTGTCAGTGAGGTCATCCAGGTCGTCTTGGGTGATGCGGTACTCCTGATTGGATATCTTTGAGTAGTGTTCAGCAATGGCGCGGGCAGCGTCGGTTTCGGCAGGGTCTACAGATAAAGCGTTAGAGCAATGTCTAACGTCGTCGATGGTTGGTTGAATGAAAGCCATAATTATGCCTCACTGTATTGACAACACAGAGCCTGAAGCTCTGACCTACTGTTTCACCCATGATCCATGCTGGGGTAATCTAACAACATTGCGCTGTGTGTAAGATGAGCAATGCATAGCTGTAATGCCGTTGTATAAGGTTTCCCTGTTTGCTCATTTCCTTCTGAGCCGCTCTACAACGCTGAAGACACATTAAATAGTGAATCCAAAGTCGTATTACGAAACGGCGGCAAAACTATAATTTATTAGAGCAATTGTCAAACAACTATGAAAAACAATCCAGTTTTTGGCTGGTGGAGTGGGATTTTTCTCTCAAAAATTATTGCTCTAATAATTCTTGATTTTTGTGCGCAGCTGGACGTAAACTCCTCTTCGGACCTGATAACTTCGTATAGCATACATTATACGAAGTTATCTTAAGGGTTATTGAACATGATTAATTTACCTGTAAATCCATACAGTTCAATACCTTATCAGGTCAAATAGTGATCACTTGATCATTTGATCAAGGTTGCGCTACGTAAAATCTGCGAAATGTTGGCAGTGTTAGTGCTCCAGATTTCGCGTAGCGCACTTAGCACCACCAATCAATCAGAGGTGAAAACTGGGATATTCAGCTGCTAAAGTGTCCACTCATCTTGAGCTTGAGAAAAACCGTGGTTACTGGCGGGCAAAATGGTTTGATCGTGATAGTTGCCAACTGTCATTATCGCGCGGTGAAGAGAAAATAGAACGCACGCGCGGTCGCTGGCGTTTCTATGACGAGAACCATAAACAGGTAAAGGCAGAGCCAATCCTGTACACTTTACTTAAAACCATTATCTGAGTGTTAAATGTCCAATTTACTGACCGTACACCAAAATTTGCCTGCATTACCGGTCGATGCAACGAGTGATGAGGTTCGCAAGAACCTGATGGACATGTTCAGGGATCGCCAGGCGTTTTCTGAGCATACCTGGAAAATGCTTCTGTCCGTTTGCCGGTCGTGGGCGGCATGGTGCAAGTTGAATAACCGGAAATGGTTTCCCGCAGAACCTGAAGATGTTCGCGATTATCTTCTATATCTTCAGGCGCGCGGTCTGGCAGTAAAAACTATCCAGCAACATTTGGGCCAGCTAAACATGCTTCATCGTCGGTCCGGGCTGCCACGACCAAGTGACAGTAATGCTGTTTCACTGGTCATGCGACGGATCCGAAAAGAAAACGTTGATGCCGGTGAACGTGCAAAACAGGCACTGGCGTTCGAACGCACTGATTTCGACCAGGTTCGTTCACTCATGGAAAATAGCGATCGCTGCCAGGATATACGTAATCTGGCATTTCTGGGGATTGCTTATAACACCCTGTTACGTATAGCCGAAATTGCCAGGATCAGGGTTAAAGATATCTCACGTACTGACGGTGGGAGAATGTTAATCCATATTGGCAGAACGAAAACGCTGGTTAGCACCGCAGGTGTAGAGAAGGCACTTAGCCTGGGGGTAACTAAACTGGTCGAGCGATGGATTTCTGTCTCTGGTGTGGCTGATGATCCGAATAACTACTTGTTTTGCCGTGTCAGAAAAAATGGTGTTGCCGCGCCATCTGCCACCAGCCAGCTATCAACTCGCGCCCTGGAAGGGATTTTTGAAGCAACTCATCGATTGATTTACGGCGCTAAGGATGACTCTGGCCAGAGATACCTGGCCTGGTCTGGACACAGTGCCCGTGTCGGTGCCGCGCGAGATATGGCCCGCGCCGGAGTTTCAATACCGGAGATCATGCAAGCTGGTGGCTGGACCAACGTAAATATTGTCATGAACTACATTCGTAACCTGGATAGTGAAACGGGGGCAATGGTGCGCCTGCTGGAAGATGGCGATTAGCCATTAACGCGCAAAGGATTGCTCTGATTCTTTGATATTTATGGTGACATATGAGAAAGGATTTCAACATCGACGGAAAATATGTAGTGCTGTCTGTAAGCACTAATATTCAGTCGCCAGCCGTCATTGTCACTGTAAAGTTGAGCGACAGGATGCCTGATATTGACTCAATATCCGTTGCGTTCCCTGTCAAAAGTATGCGTAGTGCTGAACATTTCGTGATGAATGCCACCGAGGAAGAAGCACGGCGCGGTTTTGCTAAAGTGATGTCTGAGTTTGGCGAACTCTTGGGTAAGGTTAACAATGTCCTTTCAATCAGTTCAGCAAGGTCCAAAGCGTTAACAGCTTCCATGATGAAGTAAAAAAAAGCCTGGCAAGGAGCCAGGCTGCACAAAAGAGCGGGTTTGTATTCCGCATCCAATCAATCAAGAAGGAGTATAGCACACTGGTACTGAAGTGAAAAAATATGATTCGCGATAAACAAAATATCTACCATTGCTCTAATTTATTGCTATAATTGAGCCGCGGTTTTTGTCAACTACGAAGACGAGCCATTACTTAACTCCTTGACATCATTGGCGGCCGAAAGGCCGCCTTTTTTAATCATTCAGCCGCCACCGGTTTTAACAAGCCAGCATCGAGCAGTTTACGCGTCAACCACTGCTGGCCTTTACCCGTTAATTGAGGCGTCAGCCGTATCTGATAGCCATCTTCATCATCCAGCACCACTTCTTTCACTGTGAAATATCCGGCGTTTATGTACTGCTGAAACGGTACATTTTTACGTCCGCCGGACGCAATCAGGATGCCGTTCTCCCGTAACCAGGCAAACAGCGCATTTTGCTTAAGTCCAACAACCTTTGCAAAATTCCCAATCAGGATCCCCTTAGCCACTGATACCCGGTCGGCAAAATCGACCTTAGGGGCTGCGGCCACCAGCTGCTGATTTAGCTGGTGGGCTTTCTGTTCCAGAAGTTGCTTTTGTTCAGCCAGCTCGGCAGCCAGGCGCAGAGCTTCGGGAAGCGTCTGAGGGATTGCGACCGGTTGCTGTTCTTTTTGCCGGAAGTAGCTGTCTTCCAGTTTTTCAAAGAATGCCCATGCCTGATCGGTTTCGATCATTTTAGCGTGGCGGGCTGCGCCGCGTTCCGTCCAGAGAGTGAGGTTTCTGGCGTTCTTACCAACAGAGTTACTAAAAGTAACTCTGTTCTTAAATTCTCTTAATTTTGAACCAGTTAAAAGAAAGTAGTGTTTACCTTCTTCAAAGCGATCGGAGTTGCAAGACAAATTTTTACGAATATTGCCTTCATCGGTTCCGTACCCCTTAGCAAGAGTTTCGGTTGTTACGACACGTACTCCCTGCCATTCCAGAACGGGAATTTCATCCGGCTGATTTTGAACAACCACCAGCTCCGATTCCTGAACTGAAGGTGCATGAATTTTTTCTGATTTAACGTTAGTTGCTTTCATTCTGTGTGCCTCCTTGCGTGCTTCGGCGGTTACGGTTGCATAATCAAGACGACCCTGTTCGAGCAGGTATTCACGGATATCAGTTAGAAGAATGCGGTGAACCGCGTTCTTGTCCTTTCTCCGGTAAAGTTGTTTGGTGATCATGAAGTAGTTGGCAATAACGCCTGGTATATCCCTGGTACTGATACAGGCAGTGTGCTGTTCAATTGCCTCGATCATCTCTTCACGGGTGACTAATGACGTTCTCATAGCCCCTCCTGAGCAGAAGCGTTAACAGGGAGGCACCAGTAACTGAGAGAATTGCGCAAATCGGTAGAAAAGCGGGCAGAGAAAATACAGGGAGCATCCGGAAGCTGAGAACGTGCCTCATCTTCTGTTGGTGCGATAACGAAGTGATAGTGACGTTTCTGGCAGGAGTAAAAGCGCCAGATAAATTCAGGGCGTGCGCAAGGATTGGCATTAACCATAGTTACGGCCTCATGTACAGGTTTAACAACCTGCTACCCGCTGCTAAACGGGTGGCAGGACGTGACGGGGTTAGCAGACTGGCGTACATGAAACCAGCAGGCCGAAGCCTCCCCATCACGCCCCACCATAATTCGGGCGTAACGCGGTTTTACGGACATAAAAATACCGCAATATCGGAAATCTGCGGTTGTCCGCATGTACATTCAGGCTGCTAAACCCGGTCGCAGAATTTGCTACGACGTAGGAACTATAAGCCTGAACAACAGGAAGATCAATAGTCTGGCGTCCAATAGTAGTTTATTTGCTCTAATAAATCAAATTTATTAGAGCAATAACAATCTAGTTGAATGTTTCCTCTCTGAGGTTGCAATGTGCACACTTAGTGCCTTATTTGTATGCACTAATAAATATATTATTTTTAATAATAAATAATTGACAACTGACAAGTGACTTCAGTCAGAATCATCACACGCCCGGTACGGATGGATCCCTTTTCAAATATTCCATGGACGGCACAGTCTGAGTACCGGGCGCTACCTTCAGTTGTATTGCTAAGCCGCCGCTGGTGGCTTTTCTTTTTTGTAGGGGGCGCTATGGATAAGAAAATATGCGTTGTTTCGATGAGCGTCGGCAAACCGGCGTCAATGACTGCTGCATGGATCAACAACGAGCTGATAATGGCTGAGCGGACCAGCTACCCTGAACGCCGCCGCGATATGGAACTCCAGTTGCTGCGCGAATTGCGTGAGAAAGAGGAAAAAGGTTTTATCGTGCTGGTGGAAGAGGAAAACAGCTTTATTACTGGTCGAGTTGGCCAGCGTGTAAGGTTGCGCGATCCCTTCATGAACGGCAGGCCGGTACTAATTGAGGCAATGCAGATTTATAAGGAGCTGGAACGCCAGAAAGCAATCAAGTTACCGCGCAAGGAATCCGGCAAATACATCCTCCACCAAAGCATCTTCGATTCCGAACACGATAAAAAAGGCGATGAATTTTTCAACATCAACTGGAGCGAAATAACGACAGAGCATGTTCTGACGTTACTATGTTGCTTTGCGACGGAATACAACAACGTTGCCAGCGCCGACTACATCAGTGCAATGGCTGGAGAAGTTGAGGCACGCCAGGAACCATCGTTACTAAGCCCTCTGATTAACATAATTCGCGGCACCCAAACGCTGGCACAAAAACAGGTGCCTAAGGGAGTATTAACAGGAAAAGGAAATTATCTATAAACGTCAATGCATTAGGGTATACTTCTCCGTAGAACTATAAGTAAATGGAGTAAGTAATGAGCGAGTATATAGAAATTGCCTATGCAGCGGCTACACATAGGCTGTGCTTTCTTACAGGCACTGGATTTTCAAAGGCTGTTTCTGATGATAAAGCCCCAAGTTGGCAATCTTTATTGGAGCAACTGTGCGGTTTATTGAAGGATGGTGACTCACTCAAAGAGGAATTATTTCCTGATGGAAAAGCAAAAGACCTTAGCCTTGAAGAAGCTGCTCAGGTTATTGCACTAAAATTTATACTTTCGGGGAAAAATATTTACCAAGAGATTGAGAAAATCATAGCCTCAATCGAACTTGATCCATCAATTGAATATATTCAAGACTTTTTCAAAGAAAACACATTTAAAGTAATTACGACAAATTATGACAAGTTAGCAGAAAAGCTGGCTGGAGAGAATCGAACGTGTACAATCACCCCCGGCCTGCCAATTCCAAAATATAATTGTGAGGTTAAAGTCTACCATGTTCACGGTTCTATAGACTCCCCATCAGACATGGTTGTTACTAGCGAGGATTATTTCAGATTTATAAATGGTAATTCTTACTTTTCTAATAAACTAAGCACAGTTCTACATGAAAACACTATTGTTATCCTTGGCTATTCTCTAAGTGACGCGAACCTAAAGGCTATTATAAATGAATATAAGGTATTTTCACGGGACAACGTAATGTCCTCCAATATTTTCCTTGTTTCCCGAGGGGAACTATTGCAACCTATTAAAGATTACTATTTTTCCTGCTATGGGGTTAGGGTTATAGATAAAACAGAAGTATCTGATTTCTTTAGAAAACTTAACGATAAAATTCCAGAAGCAAAAAAAATAAAAGACAAATTGAGGCACTCAATCAAATCGGTAATAAAAAACGGAAGAGAGTATAAAATAGAGTTCTTGAAGCTAGAGGATTCTTTTTATCATATCATTTCCTCCATTTCATCATCTGGATATAGCTGGAATAATGAAAATGTATTAAATGTTTTTTGTAATATAATAGATAAAAAAATAGAACTTACTAAAAAGCCTGGCGCATGGGAGCAGTATGAACACTTGGCAAAATGGCTTATTTATTTCGGTAGTTTATTTGAAGTAAAAGGAACCAATTTTGAGAAAAAATACATACATGCGGTTGAGCACTCAATGACTAATATGAATAAACCTTACGAAACAGGCTGCTCATGGCGAGCATATCTAGCCTGGAAAACAAAATGGCCTTCACTGACAGCATCTAACCGCTCTCTTATTAAGAATGAGATGGAAGATATCCCGCTACAACAGATTCACGATATTATATCTAAGTTTATATAGTATATTTATCTCCGGCCTAATCTCCCTAGGCCGGAGAGTTCTTAATCAGCATTCAGAAGCAATGCGTTATCTATGATGATCTGCTCCCATTCTTCGAATGCCCGGTCGCGGACACCTTGGGGAACACTGTTAGTTTTGAAATCGACGACCGTCCGCCATTTCCCGTCCGGGCGGTACATGCGCAGAGCTTTACTTCCCCCTTCCCTGCGCACCTCAACGTTGTGCTTGTCAGCAAACTCTTGTAATGCTCGTAGCGTCCCATGCTTTACTGTGTAGTATCGCTTTTTCAAGTTTTCTCTCCAGCCTGTGCCAAGGCTTCAACTTCCAAATCGTAAGACTCAAACTCATAGTCCTGGTCGTCAACCTCTTCAGGCACTGGCAGTAAATGCCAGGCTGAGTATATCTGACCATTATCAAAACGCTCCTGGCTGTAGAGCGTCGCGGCTATGAGCGTCAGCGCCGGGCGGTCATAACGGTAAATTTTGCGAACGTCACGGTCAACGAGACGACCGAAATTACCATAACCGCGCTCCAGTAATAATTTTTTAATTTCCGGCCAGTATGGACCATAGCTGCGGTACAGGCGGGGATTTTTCAGTAATAGCCCGCGTAGCCCTGACAGGAAGAAATCAACGTATTCGTCTTCTGTCTTTCCTAACAACGCTGTACGGAGTACCGCCTCAAGATATGTTTTATTCGGTTTTATTGTATCAGATAGTGTGGCCATATTATGCGACGCCCGGCGAACCGGGCGCTCCTGTTATGCGTATTGTTGGATGACGGCCAGAACGTCCGCCACGTTGTGTTTTGTCTCGATAATCCACCAGTTACCCGGGAAATCGCTGTTCTTCGCCTTCGCTGGCAGCCAGCGAGCGCCGAATTTCGCCTTGATTGCGTCTTTCGCACGGAAAAGAACGCCTTTCATGCCTGAGGCTTCCTGAAGCCCAAATACCTCGCCAGCGGCGAATTTCGGTGCGTACATCATCTTCAGGTCGGCGGTGGATACGCGATAATTCAGACCAAGAGACTGAGCTATGCTGGTGGCATCACCCTGTATTGATGATAACTCTTCTTGTTTCTCGTTTCTGGCGGCAATTTCTTCCTCCGTGATGTTGCCAAGGGCCAGGTTTATCCGATCAGCGTCGGCCTGTTTCTCTTCATCGGTGCGCCCGGCAAGAACCGTGTTAATTCTCTGCAATATCTCCACATGATTCTTGCGCATGCTGAGCAATTCCGGCGTAACCTCGTTAAGATCCACCAGCCCAAGGATGGCAAGGTCGGAAAACATTGATACCAGGTTGTAGGTCATGCGATAGCTGAGTTGGCCATAGGCTGATGGCAACTGCACCGCATCCATTTGATAGGCATCCATAAATTTAGAGCCGGCGTTTACGACATCCGCAATTGCAGGTGTGATTTTCCCTGTGGTGGCGGCCTCCCTGATTGCTGTTACCCACGATTGAGTCAGTGCGGCGACTGCATGATTCAGATTGGCTTCCCGTTCTGCTGCGATGCGCGCGTTTGCTGCGTCCATTGCCTGCTTGATCTCGGCTTTATTGCTGTAAATGCCAATGGTGCCAAACTGTGCTGTGGTGATCTCATAATCTGACGCCCGGAACTCATGGGTACCGAAAATGGCATTGGTGACCTCAAGTTCAGAATCCCCGTTACGAGTAGCCCCCTGGCTTGTTTTCTCCGGCATTTTTGCGATCGCATCCGCTATTTTCTCCTGAATTGCTTCAGGGGATAGCGTATCTCCGTATGACGCGATTACATCGCCATAATTGGAGCCAAACAATTCAACCAGGAATGTTTCTGCCGAACGGATCTGGCGGTTATTCCCTTCCGACATCATACCAAGCACCCATTTTGCAATTGACGACTTCAGCGCGCCGTCACGGCGATCCGGGTAAACCGCATGCTTCAGTGGGTCCGTATAGGTACCAACAAAATCAATGCTATAGCCTGACTCTGTAGTCTGAACGCCGTATGAGTCAGTGATTTTGATCATGCCGCGCTGCTGGAAACGGTAGAAATCGTCACAGGAAATGATGTCGTTAATCCCGGCGATGGAGACGCCACCACTGATTTTCTGCATAACAGCATCTTCATCGGGAGTTACATCCACCTGTTTATCCAGCGTCTTCACATCCCAGTTACCCGATTTGGTGCCTCTTAAGGTAAAGATGATCTCCACGTCTGCGCGCTGGCTGTCGAAGTCCAGCGACTTAATGCGAACGATATCACCGGCACAATCGTAGTATTGGCCTACACGCCATGAGCGATCGCCGATAACAAGGAACTCACTCGCATGGTTAACCAGGTCAGGATCAACATCCAGAATGCCTTTATTTATTGCATCCTCCACCAGCGGGCGCAGGCGTTTGATATCCGTCGCGGCCTTCTGAGTACGGTTCAATAATTTCTCATAGCGGGAGATGGCTTGAGAGATATTAGCCTTGCGCTGAATGGCGCTTTTCAACGACGCGCGATACTGTGCTAACAACGTACGGTCTGTGTGATGGACGCTACCCCAGCGGGCCTTCCAGTCTGCGTTATCAGCTGCTTTGGCCATTACCGCCTGTTTGAATTTAGCTACCTCGGCGGAGGTCTTTTCAAGTTCCGCTTTGCTTCGCTCTAATTCAGCGGTAAGTACCTCCACATCCTCGCCAGCTGCGTGCTGCGCCTTGATGTAGTTCTGAAGGTCGATAGTAGCCTGTTCTTTCTGGCGAGCGCGTTGCGCGGCTTTCGCCTTATCCATTTGAACCTGCATCATTGCCAGACGTTCGCCATCATCCTTAGCGGTATACATCTGCATTTCGATCATATCGTTGGCGTCGGCGTTCTCCATTTCTGACTTATCTGAACGGAGGATATCGGAGATCCAGCCTGCTTTACGTTTCAGCGTCTTCAGTCGGTATTCATCGAAAGAACCCTTGCCGCAGTAGTAATGAACGCGAACGCTTGCACGGTTGGAGCCAACTCGGGCACCGCGACCGTTACGCTGTGCGATACTGGCTGGTGTCCATGGCAACGTCAGATGATGGATGTCAGTCGTTCCTCGATGCAGGTTGATACCCACCTCTGCCTTTTTGTTGCAGATGATGATCGGAGTCCGGCCCTCCTGGAAGTCGGCTGCAATCTTTTCCAGACCGCCCAACGACATTTCATTTTGCTGCGCGATATAGGCGTCATACAGAACCATTTGCTCGTTGTATTTCGCTATCTGTGCATCTGTTGGTTCATCCGGTAACTCTTTCGGCGGTTTAACCGCTTTCAGTTTCTTACCGGTTTTACCTGCCTCGGCAACCGTCTGAGCATTCAGGATCCCCACCTTTGAAGGTTCAAGGTTAAGAGCATTGCAGATAATGCGCTTGAGCTTCTGGTGCTGCGTTTTTTCATCGGTGAAGATGATTTGCTTACCTTCCGGGAAAAACTCCTTCAGCGTGGCGATCAGCTTCGCGTATTTGGGTGTAACGGGGTGAGTTACGGTCTGTTCGTCAATGCCAAACTTGGCCAGGCGCTTATTCACTTCCTGCTCGAACGCTTCCGGAACCTGCAACTGAATAAACTCGCCCTTATCTATCAGGGAGTATTGCGATTGCTGCGTGATTGAATCATCACTGTCGTCGTCTTCGCTGGTGGCTTGTTTAGGCAAACTGTCCGCCAGCTGCTGCACCGCATCGGCGTACTCCGGCAGGAAACGATAGGTGATCCGGCGATAGTACAGGTCCATGTCAGTACATACGCGGTCCATATCCCTGATTATTGAGAAGATCGGACTGGCTTTCTCGTGCTCAATCACGCCGTCTTCATTGACCGAGGTCGTTACGCCATTGTTGGCTTTTGCTGCCGCTTCCGCCTGCTGACGCAATTCTTCATACGCCGCCAGTTGTTCTTCAGTAAGTGGTGCATCCTGCTGGTGTTCGTCCAGTTCCGGGATCTCCACGGTATCCTTAACGTCTTCCGCCGTTTTAAGCGTTGTCCAGCGATGGAATATGCCGCGCAGCGCATCAAGGTTTTCAAAACCCACCAGCGCCATTTTTTCTTCAACTTCGCCGCTGATTTTCTGTACCGTTTCCAGCCTGGTCTTGCCGAAGAATTTAACGAAGTCATCAGGACTGTAGATCCCCATCTTCTGCCAGTATTCCTTCGGCAGAACATGAGAAAGCATGTTGTATGCATCGATCGGGGTGTTAACGACTGGCGTTGCAGTCAGGAGAACCGGTCCGCGCCCGCCATTCTTTTTCATCAGGTACGCGTTTTTGATTGCCATATCTCGCGCCGATTGCGCCACCGCGCTGGTGGGCAGATAGGCCAGCTGTGACGCTTCGCGACCATTTTTATAGCTATTGCGGTAGTTGTGGCCTTCGTCAGCAATCACGCTGTCGAAGCCCATATCCTCAAAGTACGGATACTTCTCTGCTTTTTCGGTACCGGTATCTGAATACTCCGACAATACCCGGCGACGCGCCGCCTCTTTGCGATGGGAATCGGAGTCCATTGCGCTGGCCACACGCCCGGCAGCAACGAAGTCATAAAGCATGTCTTGTGCATGCTCATCTACGGTGTCATCACGTAGCGGAATGCGGGCGTATTGTTCTTTGGTAAACACGACTGCACGGTAGTTTGAGTGCGGGATCGCGTTCATCCGCGCCGTGATAGTGGCTTCATCTGCCAGCTTAAGAGCATCGCGCATAACTGGAGTGCCATCAGTACCAAGAACAGGTTTACCGTTCTCATTGAGCACCGGCACCTGGCGAATCTGATCGCCATCCATCAGCACATCAAGACCGACGAACAGGTAGTTACTGAATGCCTCTTCACTCAGGAACTCTTTTGCTTCGTAATACCAGTTTTCCAGCACTGATTTAGGCACTACATAAGCAGTACGGGTGGAGCGACCGTTCTCATAGTTGAACGCCTCAAGCGCCAGCGCGGTCGTCGTTTTACCCAGCCCGGTGCCGAAGCCCAGGATGCCGCGCCCATCTTCGGACAGTCGGCGCACCTCGCTATTCTGGTAATCAAATGGCTGGCGCTTACCGCTTAATCCCTTCAACCCAAGCGGATCGCCAGAGTGTTCATACGGGATATTGCTATTGAACACATCGTTGTATTTGGCAACCAGCTCATCGTAGCGATCGTGCGTCTTGATCCACTTATTGAACTGGTCCTCAAGCAGTGCCATCTGCTCGCGGTAGCCGTTCGCCGTCGCGCTATCTTTGCCACCGATACGCGCACCATTGAGATACTTTTCCAGCTGTGCCGGGAACCCGGTCGCGTTTTCACCTGATTTACGGTCCCACTCGTAGCGGATCTCGCCTGTTTCTTTATCCTTGCGCTGGACGACACCGTATCGGTGCCCGACGAACAGACCATCACCACCGTGATAGGTGTCAGAAACCATTTCGTCGCCTTCCAGCTGCACTGACTGCACATAGCGCAGATCCGGATAGCCGTTTTCCTGCAAAAACTCCAGAATGACGGAGCGGTCGAACCAACGGCTATTGAGCTTAAAGCGGATATTCTCTGCTGGCGTCTTGATGCGCTTCTCTTCGATCGCTGCCAGCTGATTAAGGACGTTGTTCTTTACTGGACCGTCGGGGAGTGTGGCAAGAAATTCCTGTTTTGGAGCCACTATCTCGTTAATGTCGCCGCTGGTGGCGCGGGCGAACGGAACAATCCCGCCATACGGTGAAACCGCAATACCAGGGGTGCTGGCCAATAAATTAAGCAACTCTTCATCACTGGCTGGCAGTTCGCCGGTAAACGCAAGGCGGAAATCATCGAGCTGGATTGGATCGCGGGTAAGATCGCTATAGAGATAACGCAGGGTGTCCTGATAGCTGGTGGAGTCATAACTGGCGCTGGAATCATGCGTAACCAGCTTTCCTGTCAGCTCGTCAGAAATAGTGCCATCCAGCTTAATTGCACCACGGAAAGCAAACCAGGCGCGCGCACCGCTTCCTGATAATTTAGCTATCGGACCGCGACCGGGGTTACCAAAACGGTCAATCTCTGCCTGCAAACGGGATACCAGAGAAAGGCGCTGCTGTTCGATTTGTTCAGCACTATGCCCGGCGGCCTTCATATCCTGATATTCAATTAACATCCGGCCAATCATCGCCCCACGATACAAGCGTTCACGGTATTTTTCAGGCTGGCTGTTAATCCAGTCCACCAGCTGCACCATATCGTCGCTGATTGATGTGGTGTACTTATCGCGGACATTTGCCATCTGGGTAAATGTCATACCGAGACGGCCTTCTGTTGTAGTCAGGTTACGCTGAAGAGCCTCCCAGCTATCCGCGCCATAACTGGCAGCATCAATCTTAAGCGCCTTACCGGCATCAGCTTCAATCCAGCGACCACCAGCATATTTTTGCCATACGCCATTAATCAGGCGCATTTCCCCTTCATCAACAACATCTGCGGTCGGTGACGGTTCAGCCATATCGAGCAAAGACCAGTCGATACGACTTTCGAAACGATGAATCAGCTTCGCTTTAAGAGCCTGGTTATCAATCTGCCCGTCGGCACGAACCTCAATACGCCCCTGGAAGCCCTTTTCCTGGGTGCCATGAACAAACCGGCGGCCATCCTTTTCAAACCACTTGCCAGAAATAAACGTTGGCCAAAGCACATTTGCCGATTCAAGAGTGCCTTCATCCACCAGGGGGATTTTCTCAGCCATCTCCGCCGGATGTTTGCGCATCAGCACCACGTCAACGACCGTACTGGTCCCGTTTGCGTCAAAAGTACCGGTAGGCAAGCGGTGAGCGCCAAGAAATTCAGCTTTACGGGATAGGCGCAGGCGTAACCGCTTCATGTTTGAACCTGAAACAATGGACGGCGGCACAATCACACACATGAATCCGCTAGGCTTTATCTTGTCCAGCATGCGGAGCATGAAGTAAGAACCCATGTCCGTTTCTTCTGCGTAAGGCTTATCGATGTTGCGTGTGTTATCACGACCACCGAACGGAACGTTACCCACAACATGGTCGAATGAATCGTTAGGCGTGCTTACAGCCAGCTGTTCGAACGGGGAAATCTGTACGCTGTCTTCCGGGTGTAACAACTGGTTTATACGACCGGAAACACTGCTGATCTCAGTCGCGGTCATCACCGTACCAACCGGCTTTGTCTCATTAAAAACGCCGGTTCCCGCCGATGGTTCCAGAGTGTTACCTACGTCCGCGCCGTAGAGCTTCATGATCTCCCAGACACCTTCAGCGATCGGCTTTGGTGTGTAATATTCGGAGACGGACCCGCCAATGCCGCCTTCACCGGTGTACCCAGCCAGGATCTGGCGCTGTTCATCTGTCAGTGTCGCGCCGTCCACCAGCGAATTAAGCAAATCTATCGCCTTCTGATTCGCCTCCCGGCGCAGTCGGTCATAGCTTTTGCCTTCCACCTTTTCCACGCCGTATTTAATCGGCGCTCGGTGAGATGTTATTGCCCTAATGTATTTTAATATTTCGCTGACACTTGAACAGCGAAACACCCACATAGATAGCTTGTTCATTGGTAATCCTTAACAAGTGACTAGTGTTAAATTCCGTTCAAACACGATGCGAATTATTCTAATTAAGGTGCAATCTTGGCAGACAATAAAATCACGCTATCCTCGGTCAGGAAGGCGCTGGCGGGGGTTTTTAAAGACAACGGAGAACGGGACAACATCCTCCTGTCCGCGCTGGCTGTGCACGGCGGAAGTGGGTATTTGTTTTCTCGCGCAGGGGCACCGGTACAACTGTCCGGCTTCTTAGGCGGCAAACCGGGCGATAGTGGCATGGCTGGCGATGGGCTGGTGGACGGAAGTCGCTTTATCTTTGATGAAGTTCAACTGCCGGAAGACCGCTTGCAACGCTATCCGCTACTCGAAGAGATGGCGGTTTACAGCACGATCGCCACCGCGCTGAACATCCATATTACGCACGCGCTCTCTTTCGATAAGAAGACCGGACAAACCTTCTCTATCGTGCCGGTACACAACGGAAACGATAGTGACTATGACGCCGCGCAGGGGTTGTGTGACGAGCTGATGAACGACATCGGGCGAACCATCAACAAAGAGGTCGCCGGGTGGGCATTTATCATGTCTGTATTTGGGGTGGCTTATGTCAGGCCATACGCCAAAGAAGGCATAGGGATCACGTCTTTTGAGTGCTCCTATTACACCCTTCCGGGCTTCATCAAAGAGTTCGAGGTCAGCGGCAACCTGGCGGGATTTAGCGGCGATTATCTGAAGGACGCGTCAGGGAAAATGGTTTTCGCCGATCCGTGGGCCATTATCCCTATGAAAATCCCCTACTGGCGGCCTAAGTCAAACCTTATGCCTGTGCACACTGGCCATAAGGCTTACAGCCTGCTGGATAATCCGGAAGAGCGCACACCGATTGAAACCCAGAATTACGGGACCAGCTTGCTCGAATACGCCTACGAGCCGTACATGAACCTGCGTTCGGCGATCCGCTCGCTGAAGGCAACGCGTTTTAATGCGTCGAAAATTGACCGAATCATCGGTCTGGCGATGAATAGTCTGGATCCGGTAAAAGCAGCCGATTATTCACGCACCATTACTCAGACGCTTAAACGAGCAGCTGACCTGATGGAAAAGCGCGCACGCGGCGCGAATAACATGCCTACGGTGACCAATACCCTGCTGCCTATTATGGGCGACGGCAAGGGACAGATGACTATTGATACTCAGACCATCCAGGCTGACATCAACGGCATTGAAGACATTCTCACCTATATGCGCCAGCTGGCGGCAGCACTTGGCCTCGATTACACCCTCCTGGGGTGGGCAGATCAAATGTCCGGCGGGCTTGGTGAAGGTGGATTCCTGCGCACGGCAATTCAGGCCGCCATGCGCGCCTCATGGATCCAGCAGGGCGTAGAAGAGTTCATTCAGCGGGCTATCGATATTCATCTTGCTTTCAAGTACGGCAAGGTATACCCGGAAGGTGATCGCCCGTACAAAATCGAATTCCACTCCGTTAATACCGCTCTGCAACAAGAGCACAACGATAACCGCGACTCGCAGGCGAACTACGCCACCATCGTTACGCAAATCCTCGATGCCGTCAGCAATAACAGCGTCCTCGCTAATTCCGATGCATTCAAACGTTACCTGTTCAGCGATGTACTGGAGATTGACGAAAAAATCTCTGAAGCACTGGTGAACGAACTGAAAGCTAAAAGCGAGGACGACGATCACCTGATGGATTCCATCATCAAAACACCGCCACAGGAACTGGCGCAAATCCTTGAATCGGTCTTTAAAGAGGGAAACGATAATGACTGATGTTTTGAAAACGGTCACTGACCGCTTTTGTCTCTATAGTAATGCTCGAAAAGGTCGCCAGAACGGGCGACAGTATGTATTAAGCGCGGTAAAGACCATGCTTGAAAGCAAGGAAACTCAGGAAGGTTTACGCCTTGGTGAGCTTTTCGGCTATTACGGTCACGGTCGCCGACAGCTGACCGGCAAACTGGAAGTACCAGAAACCAGCGTGATCATGGTGGAAGGTCGCCCGGTCGTAATCGACAATGTTCCAGCGTGCCGAACAGTGGCTATATCTGTTGACGACAACGGCATCGTTACCCATACACAGGAAATTCTTAACACAGAGCCGGGTAAAATTGTCGCCGCGATGATCGAAAGCCGAGCTGGTGGCTGGAGCTGGGCCACTGGCGGGCGTGAGTCCGGGAAAATCGCTGTAACCACCAGCTTCCATGGTGTGGATTATGTGACAACGCCGAACTATATCAGTCTGGATCATCCTGCCAGCGCCGGAATGTTTGAAAGCGCGGATTCTAAATCTCTACTGGCAGAGTCCCTGGCGGCGCATGGGTACTCCGACGAGTCAGTGCAGGCAGTTATATCCCATTACGGCAAAATGGCTGAACTGGAAATGATGGTGGAGGCGACAGAGCGTACGGCAGAACTGGAAACCGCACTACTCGAAAGCCAGGGCCGCCACCTCGAAGCAATGGCCAAGATCGCAGATGCTGAAGCGCGAATCGCTTTGCTGGAGGAAACAGCGGGTATCCGCGACGATGTGCTGGCAGCAATGCAAGACGAACTGGATAACCTCCCGATATTCGTCTCCGCCGCCCAAAAAGACGCATTCCGCCTCAAAGAACCTGGTGATGCAAAAATCGTTGCCACACTTTTCGAATCTCTGCTCAAAGTTGGCGCACGCAACTTGCCTGTCACCAAGAAAATTAAGGAGGTTCCGCAAGCGGCTAACGTCCAGGCACCGCGTGAGACAAGCATCATCACGTTTAATAATTCAATCAACCCGTTTAATTGACACCCTCCACGCCCTGACGGGCGTGGATTCCTGCTACGTTCAGGCTGTCGCCTGAATCATTTCGGTGGGTTCCTGCTTCAACGGGCGGCCTGACTGCACCATCCCTCCACAGGCAAGAACGGCGTGCCCCGCCGCTAAAATGTTACGAGCGCCGTTTACATCGGCGTTCGCTGTATATCCACATACCTGGCATCTGAATTTACTTTGTGACAGGCGATTTTCTTTCGCTGTATGACCACAGCACGCGCAACGCTGGCTTGTGTACGCTGGCGGAACAGCAAGCACCTGACCGCCACGCCAGAGCTGCTTGTACTCAAGCTGGCGGCGCATTTCATACCAGCCCTGATCCAGTATCGAACGGTTTAAACCTGATTTTGCCCGGACATTGCGACCCGGCTGACTTATCGTACCCGCCGCTGACTTTGACATGTGTTTAACCTTCAAATCCTCAATGACAATCATTGCGTGGTTTTTGCTGATGATCGTTGTGACTTTATGAAGGTAGTCTCTGCGGATATTTGCGATACGGGAGTGCAGTTGCTGTATTTTGCGTTTCTGCTTCTGCCAGTTGTTGCTGAATCTGACCTTGCGGCTTAACTGGCGCTGAAGTCTCGCCAGCTTTTTCTGGTTTTTCTGGAAACTGTTTACAGGCTCAAAGACTGTGCCATCTGACAGCGTGGCGAGCCTGGCCACGCCAGCATCCAGTCCGACCATTGATGCTGAAGGGTGAACAGGAGTGGATACTTCACTTTCTGTCTGAATACTGATGTACCATTTACCGCAGGACTGGCTGACAGTGACATTTTTCACAATCCCCGTGACCTGCCGGCTGTTACGGTAGCGCATCCAGCCAAGTTTCGGCAGAAAAATACGGCTGTTTTCCTGGTCGAGCTTAACACCCTGCGGGTAGCGGAATGCATCATTCTGTCCCCGCTTTTTGAATCGGGGAAAAGCCGCCCGCTTCTGGAAGAAATTTTTGTAGGCCCGCTCAAGGTCTTTCAGTGACTGCTGCAATGGCTGTGAGGGAGAATCTTTAAGCCATTCGGTTTCAGTGTCTTTTTTCCACTCAACCAACCAGGAAGCCATTTTCGTGTAAGGGATGTATTTATTCCCGGCCTCATAATTCTCATTCTGAAGTGCCAGTGCACGATTGAAAACGAAACGACAAGCTCCGGCAAAGAGCCTCATTTGACGCTCCTGTTGACCACCGGGTCTTAACTGGAATTTAAATGCTTGTAGTCGCTTCATCCCACTATTTTAAACAAAAACAGTTAGGTGGAAAACCACGCCTTATATCCCCTCCCTGAAGGACGGGATTTTACGGCGCACCGGATAACCACCAAAAATAACCCCGGCGGCTGCCGGGGTTATCGTTAACTATTATCGCCTTCGCCTGCGTGCCATATATTTGCGCACCGCGCGGCGTGGACAATCTGAAGCGGTTTCTTTCTGCTGCATCAATCTCGCAGCCATGCTCAAAAATGTCAGGCACAGCCGAAGCCCGGCATATAATAGCGGTTCCAGTGGCCACGTCTCATTGAGCACATATACCGCCATGAAAATCGAGTCGAAAACTATCGCCGCCAGCGATAACTTCATTGTCGAAAGTCGGCGGAGCTGCCGGAGTTTATTCATTGATCAGCCCCGTCAGGCAAAGCTGGCGTTCTTTTTCACGGCGAATCTTTAAACCTCGCAGGGGCACGCCGTTACTGTTCACGAAATCAGGGAGATGGTTACACATATTCACCCATTCCTCTTTCTGCGCCCACTTGTGGATGGACGTTTCTACTCGCATGCCTCGCGCTTTGCTGTAGTAGGTCCGTAAGCTATTGCATCCCATATTGAATGCCGCGCTTGTCATTGCACTGAAGGCATTATCGGGCATGTCTTTGCCCCGGAAGTGCTGATTAATACAGCGTTCAGCGATCAGGATATTCTTTTCCCAATCAGCGGCGATTTGCTGGTCGGTTTTTCGCACACCCGGCGTTACCCCGTGTGTATTACCGATCCCATCAGTCCATACCCCGCCGGGCACATGTATGGATCACGTCGGCAACCTTCAGCGTTTCCGATAAGCTCAAGCCCCGCCTGGTTGGTTCGCACATTGCCATTACCCATCACGATGGTAATCATCACCGCGATAGCGCAAATTGCACCGCCTCCTGCGGCTGTTTTTCCCTTCATAAAGACCTCATAAGCGAATTTTTACGCTCCAGGACAAACACCCATTCACAGCCAATACCGACTGACTCGATCCCTTTAGAAGGCACAGGATAATGCAAATCACTTGTTAGCTACGTTTCAAAGATATACATTATTGCTCTAATTAATTTGTTTTATTGGGTAAGAAAAGTGGCACAACGCGGTGTAAACAAAGTCATCCTGATTGGTACCCTGGGGCAAGACCCAGATATCAGGTATATACCAAATGGCGGAGCGGTCGGAAGACTAAGCATCGCAACAAATGAATCATGGCGCGACAAGCAAACGGGCCAACAGAAAGAGCAAACAGAATGGCATAGAGTCGTTTTGTTCGGGAAACTTGCTGAAATTGCGAGTGAGTATTTACGAAAAGGTTCTCAGGTCTACATCGAAGGGAAACTTAAAACCCGTAAGTGGACAGATGACGCCGGTGTAGAACGTTACACGACGGAAATTATCGTCAGCCAGGGCGGAACTATGCAAATGATCGGCGCCCGCCGCGACGATTCACAGTCCTCAAATGGCTGGGGGCAATCAAACCAACCTCAAAACCACCAGCAATACAGCGGTGGCGGCAAACCTCAGAGCAGCGCCAATAACGAACCTCCAATGGACTTTGACGACGATATTCCGTTTTAGAGTTAACTTGTGAGTTATTTGTAAATAGTTCATACACAGGCCCCTGTTAATACAGGGGATTTTTATTTCTAGTAACTATAAGAGGTGTTAATTATTAATTGACAATCTTTAGTGTTTCGCGCACCTTGCAAGTATCCAATATTTACTGATTGTGGACGCATAAAGAAGATCCACAGCGTTACAAATTTGTATTTCTTTCTTCAGCAATTAAGCAGGCGACTTGCTCTATCCTGCCCAAAGGAACACGTATGACACACTGCAAAGAAAATACTTGGTATGAGCGTCAAGGGTACAATACCACCCGCCCGAATGAGATAAGGTCGGAGTATGAACGTGATCTTTCCCGGTTAATCCACTCTTCCGCTTTTAGGAGATTACAATCGAAGACGCAGGTGTTGGGATTGGGCGAAAGCGATTTCTACCGTACGCGGCTAACTCACTCTATGGAAGTAGCGCAAATTGGCGGCGGTATCTTGTCTCAGTTGTCTAAGCGCGATACAGATGAGGGGGGTAAATTCTTACCTGACCCAAGCCTGATGCAGGCTATCTGCCTTGCTCATGATATAGGACATCCCCCCTTCGGTCATGGTGGTGAGGTCGCACTAAACTACTGCATGAGATCCTATGGCGGCTTTGAAGGTAACGGGCAGACACTGCGTATACTCTCCAAACTGGATAAGTACACCGAAACCAATGGGCTGGATCCCACCCGTAGACTTATTTTAGGCGTACTGAAATATCCAGCAAGCTATTCAGAGGTCGTCAATGAGAGGGCTTACAGCCAGTTACAGCCAAGAAGCAATGAGTGGTTGTTTAAATCATCCGAATTTAAGCCCCCGAAATGTTACCTGGACTCTGAGGAGAACACTGTTAGATTCGCACTCCAACCTTTTGATAGTGATGATGTTAAGTTATTCAAAACGGTAAAAACTACCGCGTTGAATAAGCACAAGGAAACAATATATAAAGCACTGGATACAACGATTATGGACTTGGCTGATGAGATATCCTACTCACTCCATGATCTTGAAGACGCAATTTCTCTGAAGATGATCGACAAAAAAATGTGGGAGGAGCACTTCGAGGACAAATCCCATTTATTTGCAGCTTGCCAATGCGACTCGTTTAATCTAAAAGCCGATGATGTAGCTGAAAAACTGTTCGGCGAAAGTTATCTACGCAAGGAGTGCATAGGGACACTTGTTCATCTGATGATCACTAGCGTTAAGCTTGAAGTGCAGAACTCTGATTTCAAAAGTAAAATTTTACGCTATAAAGTGGCACTTCCTGCCGCGGTAGAAGAGTTACGTAAAGCCATTTTTGAGCTGGTTAGGAACAAAGTTATTCAGCACGAAAACGTCCAACTATTAGAGTTCAAAGGTCAGAAACTGATTGTGGAACTATTCAATGTACTGGCAAATGACCCAATACGTTTTCTCCCGACAGAAACTCGAAAGAAATATAATCAAGAGGAAGCAAAAGGTGATGATAAAAAAATGCGCGTCATTTGCGACTATGTTTCAGGCATGACAGATGATTACGCTACTCGACTGTATGAGAAAATATTTGTACCGAGAAAAGGCTCTATTTTTGATAGACTCTGATTTTTTCTATTATATAGTACGCAGCCGGGTTCCAGAACCGCATAAAATTAGATCTGGATATAATTCATTTAATTATCTGTTATATGCCAAACATAACGATATATAATAGTGGATTAGATGTTACAACTTGACGCAGAATAAATAGCTTTTATTGGCGCATGATGCAAACCCCGCAATGAAGCGGGGTTTTAACTGTGGTAAATGAGTTATAATCTTTTAATCAGGCTCTCAATATTAGTTGGTTCAAAGTAATGCTTATTAACCTCTCCATTTATGAGGAAACCGTCTTTTAGTAGTCGGTCTAGCTCACGCTCTGCTTCTTTGTTGAACATACCTGGATATATTCTCTTGTACAACTGAAACGTACCATTCATATTCCTGTAAGCATTCTCAGCAATTTCAATGGTGATTTCATTTCCGGCGTTAAATACAGGAATGAATATCTCAAGAATATCATTCTTTAACTTCTGTTTAAGTTTCTTTTTTTCAACAATATTAGAATAAAAGATACCTAAAAAAAATGTGCAGATACCAGGAAGCCAATTATTAACGAAAACCTCAGACAAAGCGTCCACTATCTTACTCCAGAGTTAAGATTGATTCTCATAACGCACAAACTCCGTTCAAGGCGATTTTATATTACAAACTATACATAAACGCTGATCAATATCTCCAGATTTTGTGTGCCTGTGCATGAATATGCACTAATCATAATCGACCAGAACTTCCGTTTAATCGCTAAACTCGAACGATTCTAGCCACATAGACGATCTGTTAGTATCTAATATACAAACTGATCCACATGATCACCCAAATCATCGTCGTCGTCCTCATCGCCACCATCTACTGCTGGCCAATCAACAAACCAGCCAGCGTAAAGATGCAGCGTTCGGAGAACATCACTTGCGGGAGCATCAAGGGTGTTAACGAATCCCATATAGCTATTGGGATTTGCTCCAGCTATGGCTTCAGCGATCATGTCCTCGGTAATGTCACCGGAGATAATGCTTAAACGCCCGGAAACTTCTTCATTATCATCAAATTCGATAATGGCATCTCCACCTAATGGCGCTGCGATTTTAATCTGCATTATTTAGCTCCTTTGCCACACCTAATAACAGTTCCAGCAATCCGTCACCATTCATCAGTGATGCGGCAGCGGCCTCTTTGTCATGATACAACTGAAGAGCCATAGAGAATACTTCCGTTGCTGACGTTTTGGAAATAGTCGGTGATTTCTGCCGAATTTTCCCGGTGTTACTTACTGAGGCTGGCGGGTATACCTTCGCCATATAAATATTACTCAATCGAGATCTGAAGCACCATTCAGGCTTGCCACGCCCACCGATATTGACGAAAGATGGCTTATCCCCTTCAACATTGGCCTTCAGGAATGACCGGGCTTTCTCTAACAAACCAGGGTTACTGTACTCAAGATGATGACCCAGCTCGTGCCACAGTGCACTTGCATTTTCATCGTTCAAATTGACAGCAACAACACCATTAAGATTTGCATATGCCCTTCCCTGGTGGTGAACTACCTTTGATAAGGTCGAGATTTTCCCGCCGGTCAGGCGATAAATATCAGCAAGTTCCTTGCGCAGGTCTATCCCACCATTCTGTCCAGCGCGGACTTCTTCCACTTCTTCTGTGATAAAAGAGTCGGCCCACTCAAGAGCTTTTTCTTCAGATACGGATGAGTTTGCGATCGCACTGTTCATGGCAGATAACACTTTCTCATAGACCGACCCCATACTTTGCTGATTCATTTGCCAGCGTGTCTGCGGGTTATATGAGAATCGCTTAAGTAGTTGGTCAATATGCTCAAGTTCTTCTTCACTGACATACTTTTTAGCCTCACCAATAATGCCAGGGAGAATATTGCCGTTAGGATTAAACGCTCGCGAAAGGAAGAGTTTCAGCGCCCCCATGCCCTCCGATGCTTCAATATCACCAATAACCCGGTTAACAATGGCCGCACTCTTCGGATTAGCATCCGCCAACGCTCTGGCTACGATTTGCAGGGACGATACGACCTCACGCTGCATATCAGTCCTGATCTCATCAATAAACTCTGGCGTTATGCCGTGCTCTTTAAGGATATCCCGGCCTTCCGCCGTTACCCCATCGATATCACCGACATGTTTATTAACACGACTTTGCAATGCCTTAAATGCCTTCAGAATTCCACGGGCATCATCCGCTTTACTAACGGCCTTCCTGAATGCTGGCAAGAAGTCTGAGTTAACCTCATTTTGTTGATCGGCCCACTGAATGGAGGCTTCTTTCATCTCGTCCAGAGTCAGATCACCCAACGCGGTATGGTCTGTGAATATGAGCGACAACCTCTGAACCATTTCTGCCAATGGTGATGCCGAATGCGCCGCGCTAAGGAATGCTTTCACCCTGGTTGGGCGAATGGAAAACCAGTCAATAGCTGGTGGCATATCTCCGTTTTTTATCGCCTGCGCTATCTCGTCAAAGCCATCGCGCCCAAGGGAGGATGCGTGATTTAACAAGCCGCGAAGTAACGAATTGCTGATACCGAATAATCGGCACCATTTTTTCACGTCGGCAACAGGCATTCGAACAAAATGCGCAAGCACTTGTACAAGCTGTTCATCCTGGGGATCTGTGCGGGAAAGCAGCCTGATCAGATGAATAATGTCTTTGATGCCGGATGCCCGATGTAATAGCAAACTGGTATACGGAGCAACACCGTTGTAACTACCGCCGGAAACGGACTCGAAAAGACCGCCGGATATCCCTTGCATGCCTTCGTATTCCAGTTCCTGAGACACCTGGCGAAGGATATCCTGTAACGACACATCGCCGCCGCCAAACATATCCCCCAGCGCCTGGCCCTGGTGCTGTAACTCATCATTGATACGTTGAGCCATCAACTTAAAGGCGGTGGCCATACGCTTCGCGCTACGGTTATTCGCGACGATGAACAACGCGAGTGCTTTCACTTCCGGGGCCGTTTCGCTGAACATATCCCCCTGAGCAATAACATCGGTAATATGCTGGCCTGACTCCTTCGATTGCCTTACCAGGTCTACCGCATCTTTCAATGCCGCCAGCGCCTTTTTATCGAGGCTATCCGCTGTCTCAATGCCATCAACAATAGTTGTCACAGCCTGCTTGTGCGCTTCTCCTGATAAAGCCTGCATCTGGACAAAATCATTGGCTGCCGCATTAAGCGCCGTCAGAACATTACGCATATCCGGATCAGGTTCTTCTGCAACCATCCTTACCAGGCGCGCATCCTTATATGCCTTGGCAAAGATCGCGTTTTGTATACGGTCTACAAGTTGCCGTGTTGGTCGCCCATCTTCCGTTACAAGGCCAGCAGCCTGTGTGGCACCAACTTGCGTCATGAATCCGCGAATAAACGCGTCATTACTGCGGCTAAGCAGATCTCCGCTTTCTGACGGGTTAAACAACGCTATCATCGCCGGTGTTATGCTGTCGGCATCAACAAAAGCCTTTTCACTGGCTGCCATTTCCTGGAGATCAGAAATATTTGAGTCCTTGGCAAACTGAACACGGTCAACCTTCGTTAACCGGCGGCGCACCAGTACCGGAGCCGTCATTGATTCAACCTTTTCAGGCCGTATGCCGAATTCGGTCGCATGTTCAATCAGATACTCCCGATACCGATCCGCATTGCCGTCCTGATAGGCTTTAATGATTCCCATAGTCCGTCCATTACCTGACTCAACGGCATTGTCCTCACCAATTATCGGCGCTCCATGGCTGGATAAACCGGAGTCGGTAAGCTGAGCAGGCCGCAAATCCTTGGATATCTGGTTAACCTGAAGAAGGCTGGATGCACGGGTCCGGTCGCGCGGCTGAAGTTCCTGGGGATAGTCCGGATTAATTTTCCCGTCCAGAGTATTGGATACCAAAAGAGCTGAGGCATCGACGATATCAAACGCTGTTTTTACCTCGTCTCCCTTCGCTGTCACCACATACGAAACCCGCCCGTAATCGGGCAGGTTTTTTAGCAGCTCGATCAGCGTTTCTATGCTGGTGGCCATCACCACCTGATCGCTTAAGCTCATCCCTGTTACGCCTTATGCTGCCTCTTTAATGTTGGCGGCTATCCATGCCGCCGTGTGCTGTTTAACCTGGTCCAGATCGATGTATGTGCCAACATATTGACTCAAGTCCTGCAACGTACCGATAAATGCATCGGTGCTCTGATCGACGAATTTATCAGCCAGGAAATCAGCAACCAGTTTTGGCACACCATCATGTACCGAAGGTTGTTTTTCCTCGCCACTACCGCCGCCGGACGCGCCGTACCCCATCTGTTGCATGATCTGGTCAATTTCATCGCTGATATCCAGCAACTCCATGCCACTCGCGGTAGCCGCTTTGGACATCAGAGCATCCAACTTATCGCTGAGATCCATTAACTCAATAGCTGATAGTGTCATGCCGCTACCCCCGCTTTCTGGATTGCTACCAGCAGATCAGCCAGGTGGCGAGCAGCGCCATTAACCAGCTCTTCGTTTTCCTCAAAACGTCCGGCAGCCTGAAGGGCTGCAATCGCTTCCCGGACATTGCCCCGGGCGTTACGGATCTCCGCCATGTCAGTGCTTTGCATATCCATCACGTTATTGAGATATTCAATGGCTTTATTAGCCTCTGCATCTGCTTCGCTAACCGTTTCATCAGGCTGTGCCGGGGCCAGTTCTGGCTGAGTAATCTCACCGACTTCGGCCTGCAATGCATTGATCATGCTCTGCACCATTTTCTCGGTGCCAGCGCCACCCGGAAACGCAATATTGGGGAAAGTTTTTTGAAACTGAGTTTTCAGCATTACGCGGAACTCGTCTGGTGAGCTGGTGGCCAGCTCCATAGCTTTTTGTGCATATTTGCCAAACGGACCATTAGTAAGTGTCTTCGCCAGGAAGTCGAAAGAATCCTCGCGAGGCAATAACTTCAGGTCGTACTCACTCATTTGCTGATCAGAAAGCGGGGTATCGTAAGTAGCAATGCCGTAGCGTGCATATTCATAATACGGGTCACCTTCATCAGGGCGCGGCAGAATTGCTTTGTTACCTTCAGGTATTGCGCCAGGGGCCGCCGGACGCATTTGCAGGGCATATCGATATGCACCTACAGAGACTTCTGGTTCAGGCGAAGAGCTACCGGTATCCTCCGCTGGTTCAGGTTCGACGTTTTCCGGTTTATGTTCTTCTGGTTGGACCAGATATTCCGATACATTACCCGCTTTATAGGCTTTAAACAGCTTGCCGATCGCATCTGCCATGTCCACACCCTGTATGGATTTAGCCTTGATCATGTATACGCTGCCATCCGGATCGGTTAACTGGATATACCCTTCGCCATCCCCAATGAATTGCTTCATTGATGCACCATTACTGAGCGTCGCTTCCCCGTCCATATGCATACGATTTTTGATACTGGCAAGGCGATCCGTCAGCGCGCGAGAGTGCCCACCAGTCATCCCCGCAGGGGCAATGGTATCGCGCCCACCAGTGCGATTGAGCCGATCAATCTCCCCCTGCAAACGCTCATTCTCTTCATAAAGAGAATCCGCTTCCGATGCAACAGCGTTAATTTTCTGCTCCAGATCTGCCTTCTGCCCTTCTACCGCTGCCACCTGATCCGCGAGGTCGCTCATGGCATCCTCTTTCTGGTCACTGTCAATCTGTAGTTGGGTTATTTCATCAACAAGGGCTTTTTTCTTCTTCTGCGCACGCTGGAATTTTGCCGAGTTTTTCTCTGCAAGGTTGGCAAGTTTCATGGTGACCTGCGCCAGCGTCATATCACGTCCACTCATCGGAGCAACGGTGTGAGTAACGTCTTTTTTATTCAGTAAGAACTGGAAAGCAACCAGCGTATCGCTATTGGTGATCCGGTTTTCCGCTGTCGGGCTATGAAACAGAATGCTGATAGTCTGACCATCACTGAGCGGAATAATGGCTGGCAGGACTGGCAGCCCGTTAACGTTACGTGCCCGGCCAATTTCAGCGCCGCCGATCGCGCGCGCGCCGCTCTGGGCCACATCCCCCGTTTTATCACTCCCCGCAGAGATTCCGGTACCATTCAGCTTCTGGTTCAATGCCCGGACAAATGCATGCATGGTCCGGTGTAACTGCAAACGAGTAGAACTAATCGCCTCCAGTAAATCCGTAGCACACCAGTGGATCGGCGTGTCATAGAAGAACGTAGCCTCGATTTCCTCCAGGGTGTTGGATTCCGTCATCAGATAGCGGTCTTCACCGGCCATTAATGCGCGATATTCATCATCAGTCACTGGCGGGGGAAGCACGTCAAGCCCAGGCTTGATCGTCACCCCTTTATTGATATTGAACTGTTCCATGTTAATTTCCTGCTTTCAGTTGCTTAAGACGACGTTTGAGTTCGCCATTCCGTGCCTTCTCGTTATTGAGTCGGCCCGTCTCCTTATCCAGCTTCGCCCGCAAATCAGTGATCTGCTGTTGATTGAAAGACACCGAATTCTGCGCGGACTTATAAGCGGCAACCACCTGAGCATTCCGCTGTTTTGCTTCTTGCAGGCGCTGAAAGTTGGATTTAACTGCCGGTTTCTTGTCTACCGGATTGGCAACACGCTTCGCTTTGGCGATCAGTGATTTCTGGAATTTTGCGGAGTTTTTGCGGGCCGCCTGTCCCATGACGGTACCAAGCGTCTTGATATCCGGCGACTGAGCGTTAGGAATAGCTTTTCCATTCAGCTTCACAGACGATATATCGCCAGTATCGTTTACCTGTATGGCAAGAATTTGTCCGTCGTTAAGAACCAGCTTTGCGGTTTTAACTTTAACGCCATCTTTCGTTGTTGCGCGGTTGCTGGAGTCAACCTCAATTACCGTAACACCGGTTTTATTGAGCACCGCGATAAGGGATTTCAGCCCCTTTTCATTAACCTGGTCAAAATCGACCGTTGCATACTTATTTTTCGTCATCTGACACATCCTGTGCGAGATTTATTACGTAACTTCTGCGGATTTGCTGAGTAACAGGGAAAATCCGATACAACGGGTTAATGAACGAGTCGCCATGCGTAACCATGACGTTGAAATGCCACAGTCGCTCTCCTTTACCCATATATTCAGTGGGTATGTACAACCATTCACTGTTTTCGCCCTGTTCAGCCGACGTCAGACAACGTTGTTCGCCTTCAATCACTGTCGTCGGCTTCTGAACATCGCGGATCCAATATCTGACCGTTGCGCCGCGCAAAAACGGGAATTTAGACCGGTATTTGAACGGCACCCGGATGAAACCCGGTTTAATTTCCACATCACCAAGTTCTAAATGCGTGATGTCCTTGCGTTTTAGCAAATAGCGATCGGCTAAGGCTAACGCAAGAACGCATACACCCCAGCCAATCATTTCCCGCCTCCCTTTTTCACCAAACTTGTAAGAACATTCAGAATGCTATCGATATTCACTCGTTTCATCCCTGAAATCACCTCATGACCGTTATTGCTGGCTATCGTTACCATTAAGTACGTAATTGATAACTCCCAGCCCTCGTGTTGCCCCAATAGGTACGCCACCGCGCCAGCTGTCACTGCAACAAAGATCTCCGTAACCAATCCCAACAAATTGCCAGACTGGCGACCGTCTCGGACATCCATCAGGAACGTGCCTATCCCACCAATTACTGAAAGCAGGAGCGCAATAGCAACTGGAGCTAATTCCTGTGTGTCAAGCACAAGTACCCTCCTACGTTGTCAGGAGGTAATGGTATGCAAAGTAACTTCTCAACCGGTCATTTGTTGCTTAAGAGGCATTGCTACTGAGGTACGAATCGATAATCCTTTGTAACTTTTCAAGAATGAGCCTGTTATTGATGCTGCAAATAATAGTCACGCAATTCTGAAGACTTTCATCCATACCCTTATATTCCGCGAAATACATGCCTATAAAGCCTGCAAGTACGGCAGCAATACACTCGGCCATCAATTGCCTGCATGACGCTTCGTAACGTTTTTCACGAACCCCATTCAGAAACGAATGCACGCCTCCAAGGATGGTTATAAAAAATATGGTTAAATCAACATTAAAGTAACCCCGCTTTTCAATAAAACATCATTGGGGCACGGTATGCACTTTGTGATTTCCACACACACTGGTTTCTGTTAATTAAAATCCGCAGCTTGCTATGAATAACTATGGTGAGCAGAAAATATGCTAATTGGCTATGTACGCGTATCAACAAATGAACAAAACACTGCTTTACAACGAAATGCCCTTGAAAGCGCAGGATGTGAGCTAATTTTTGAGGACAAGGCGAGCGGCAAAAAGGCTGAACGCCCTGGGTTAAAAAGGCACTGTTGCAAATAGTCGGTGGTGATAAACTTATCATCCCCTTTTGCTGATGG